TGGAAACTTATAAACGCAGCACTATTGACCCGCGCGCATTTGTTATTTTAGATGATTGTTTATACGACAACACGTGGGCACGCGATAAAATGATGCGCTTACTTTTCATGAATGGCAGACATTGGAAGGTGATGTTAGTCATCACAATGCAATATCCTCTTGGTATTCCACCCACACTGAGAACCAACATAGATTATGTTTTTATTCTTCGTGAGAATTACATAGCAAATAGAAAAAGAATATATGAAAATTATGCAGGTATGTTTCCAACATTTGAGAGTTTTTGTCAAGTGATGGACCAATGTACCGAAAATTATGAGTGTCTAGTTATCAATAATAACTCCAAATCAAATAAACTACACGACCAAGTCTTCTGGTATAAGGCTGATAACCATGGTGACTTCAGATTAGGCTCTAAAGAGTTCTGGGAACTATCAAAAGGAATGAAAGATGAAGACGAAGAGGAGCAATATGACCCTAATTCAGTTAAGAAACGAGGAGCAGGGCAAAAAATCAGTGTTAAAAAGGCGAATAAATGGTAATAGTGCTTTTATAAAAACTGCTTTCCAAATATATAAACAGTTATAACAATTTAAAGAGTATCCTATTATAAAGTATATAATAAGATGCAACAGCTAAATATTGTAGAACTCATAGAGAAAAACCCAATCTCTAAACTGTCAAACGCTTATAACAACAAATTAATAAATAAAATTAAGGAAAATTTTACTGATTTTGAATCACAATTATTTGTAAGTAGTTTTTATTGCTACTTAAATTATGATAAAAATATAGATTTTATAGTTGATTTAGATAATATATGGAAATGGTTAGGATTTTCTACTAAACAAAATTCTGAAAGAGTGTTAGAAAAACATTTTAAGTTAGATATAGATTACAAAACAGCTCCTCAAGTTGGAGGAGCAACTTCAAATGATGAAAAACTGCTTATCAATTTGGATAAGCAAGATTCTACAAAAAATATAAAACAAAATGGCGGACATAATAAACAAACCATATTATTAACCATAAAATGTTTCAAGTCATTATGTTTAAAAGCTCAAACCAAAAAGGCAGGTGAAATTCACGAATATTATATGAAAATGGAAGAAGTTTTACATCAAATTGTGGAAGAAGAAACGGATGAATTAAGACTCCAGTTAGAGCAAAAAGAAAATATTATTTTGGAAAAAGATATTACAATTAAAAATTCTAAAAAGGAAAAACAAAAAGCCGTAGAGCAAGCCATAATTGTTCAATTCCCATTAAATACCGAATGTATTTATTTTGGTACAATTGATAATACGAATGAAGCAAAGGAGAAATTAATTAAATTTGGACATACAAATGACCTGTCTACTAGAATATTAGACCATCGTAAAAAATACAACAATTTTGTTTTGGTAGAGGCGTTTAGAGTTCAAAATAAAGTGGAAATTGAAAATCTAATCAAGACATATCCAAAAATTAAAAGGCAGATTCGTACACTTGAACTAAATGGGAAAAACAAAACAGAAATAATTGCTTATGATGCTACAAATTTTACTATTGATAAATTAACTAAACACATCAAAGATATTATACATTCTAAAACCTATAGTATAGATAATTTTAACAGATTAATGAAACAAAATGAAGAATTAGAAAATGAAAATAGGGAATTGAGAGAGAAAAATAAAAGTCAAGAACTTATGATTATTGAAAAAAATCTTAAAATTAATGAGTTTAATGATTTACTAGAAAAAAATCAAAAAATAATTAATTCTGTTAATAATGAGAATCAATCTGTATATCAAAATGTATTATTGCCTGAAGATGATATGAATAAAAAATTCAATGAGTTTGTAAATAGTATTTGTATTGTACGAACAGATATAGAAGAATTATCTGTAAATATAGAAGGACGATACCGTTTATGGAGTCAAGTTAAACCTACAAAGGAAACATTTCATGCATTAAAAAATTATTTGGACATAAGATTTAAACCAAAACGTATTCAAGGAAATCACGGATATATTGGTATAAAATTAAAGCCTGTTGAATATAAAAAAACTAAGGAAAATTCTAATATTGAAACATTTTTATTTCAAGTATGTCAATTTTCCGATTGTGGAAAAATTTTAAATTCTGTTTTATTGAGCGAATATCAAAAATGGAAAATATCTGTTGGTAAAGAATTGTCAGATAATGATATAAAAGAAATTAAGGAATATTTAAATGAATCGCCTTATGCTCTTAAGGCAACTGTATGGACAACTGAAGGAAATAATGAAGGATATTATGGACTATCTTTAAAGCAATACAACTATAAACCTAAACTTATATCATCAACAGGTAAAAAAGTGTATAAGAGAGAAGATAAAACAGATATATTATTAGCGACATGGGATACAATTGCAAAAGCGGCACTATCTGAAGGCATATCAACTGCTAGAATGAGTCGTTGTGTTAAAAATAAAATTATAATAAATGATTATTATTATAGTGTTATTTAATTTATACTTTATTTTCTTAAATAATACCCCTTAATATGTTTTGAAGCGTAACATGATGAAGCATAGTGACCTTCTCTTCCACAACGGAAACAACAATTATCATCATCTTCTTCATATTCTTCATCACTACTATCATCATCTTCATCACTATCAGTTTCCCAACATTCATCTTCTTCACAATCTTTTACAAAATGTCCCTCTTTTCCACACACAAAACATCTATTATTTGTTCCATTACTCATTTGTTTCAAAGTATCTATTGTAGATTTTTCTAATTTTACAGAAACAAATGAACCACCACGAACATTATTTATTCCATATTTATCCATATAAATTCTGGTATATTTGTCTTCATCATAATCATTACAATTTGGAATTAATTCTAAAACCTTTATTGGCCTATATATTTTGGTCCATTCTGAACCATTTGAATTAAAATGACTTTCTACACGAAATTGTGGATTATTTGTTTTTCCAATATAGTATTTGTTTTGTTCTAATTGAAGTGTGTATATAAAAACCATTTTAAGAATATTATTTATTATATTATAAATAATATTTAATTCATTTTAAAAATATATCTAATCCTTCTTATTAGCAAAAGGACCGCTTACCAATTGACTCTGACCATTGTCTGTCTTTCCAACAACAATGTTCTCTCCTTCAAACAACTCCATTTGAATATCAGCAGAGGAAATATTCTCCTTCTCCTTCAATCCAAACTCTTGTGTGCTGCCATTGTTGACGCCAATCAAATTTCCTTGGTCATCGATTGTTTGAGTCAACGCGTTACCAGATTTTTCGGCATTCTTAATATTTTCATCAATGGCTTTTTGTTTTGTTTCTTTAACACGTTGTTCAAAAGCGGTCTTGGCATTAGACTCATTTTTGTTTTTTTCGCTCATTAATTGGTTAAGTTCATCCTCCATGTACTCAACGCGTCCAGTCTTGTAGGCTTCAGGCTCCCAAGGCATCCACATACCAACTGGGCCCACCATAATGTCGTGATTAGGATCAATTTCTCTCAACATTTTACATCTTAATTCTGCTTCTTCCATAGTAGGATAAGAACCACGAATTTTTAAACCTCTAGTACTAGTTTGAAAATTATGAGCAATACCAAAATCTTTTTCCAATTGTTCTTCATTATTATCCAAAAATGTTTTGTAATCATCTTCCATGCTGGTTTTTGATAAATTTACCTTTTCTTCCTTTACAAACTCTTTAAAATCATTGCTAATATCATCAAATGAAATATTATACTTGAAAGAAATAAAATTTAAAAATTGTACAAATTTTTCCATTGATTTGTTTAAATCCCACTTCTTTAGGAATTGTTCAAAATAAAATATATCTTTTTGCTTGAGTATTTTTTCAGGAGATACAAAAGATACACAAACAAATTTTTGTCCAGAAATAGGTTTATCTTCTTCTAATAAATCTACATATTTTGGGTTTGGTTTTCCATTAATTTGTTTCTTTTCAAAACTATTTTTCTTAGAATTCTTTTCTTTAGAGCGTTCCATTTTAATAATTTTAAATAATTAATTTTAAGTTTTTTATCGCAATATATATATTATTTTTTTCTTATTATTTAATATAAATGAACGGTTTAATTAACGTTGCTGAACTTGTAAAAAGAGTCATTAAATATCTTGTTGAAGGTTTGATGGTAGCTATTGCTGCTTATGCTATTCCTAAACGTTCTCTAAATGTCGAGGAAATTGTTTTGATTGCTTTAACTGCTGCGGCTACCTTTAGCATTTTAGATACTTATATTCCTAGCATGGGAGCTACTGCTCGTTCTGGTGCTGGATTCGGTATTGGTGCTAATCTTGTTCACTTTCCTGGTGGATTTTAAATTTAACTAACTAGAATAACATAATATATTTAATCTAAATGTAATATATTATGTCAAATAGTCCATTACGTTTATCTGATTTGGATGAATCTCAAGGTCCATTGCGTTTATCTGATTTAGTTGATTCTATTTCTAATAATAAATCTCAAGGTCCATTACGTTTATCTGATTTAGGTCCTGTTTCTACTTCTAATAATGAATCTCAAGGTCCATTACGCTTATCTGATTTGAATGAATCTACTTCTAATAATAAATCTCAAGGTCCATTACGTTTATCTGATTTAGGTCCTGTTTCTACTTCTAATAATGAATCTCAAGGTTCATTACATTTGTCTGACTTAGCTGAATCTCAAGGTCCATTACGCTTATCTGATTTGAATGAATCTACTTCTAATAATAATTCTCAAGGTCCATTGCGTTTATCTGATTTGGATGAATCTCAAGGTCCGTTACGTTTATCTAATTTGAATAATACTGGTGGTAAAACAAGAAAACAAAAAAAACATAGAAAGAAAACAAGAAAAAGTTATAAAAAAAGGAAAAGTTATAAAAAAAGGAAAACTATGAAAAAACGTAAAACTCGTAGAATCAAAGGTGGAAATGTGGACACATTAGGTAGTGCGGATTTTAATCCAAATCTTGCTTATGATAGTAAACAAGTTGGCGGACAAAATATAGGTGCTAATTGTAATGATCCCAATTTTTCTATTTATAACACAAGAGAACTACAACTTTTTCCGTATAAACCAAAATAATTAATATTGATATTTAAATAAATATAAATATTATTTGCTATATTTTGCTGTCAATTGTAACTTCTTTTGCTATATTTTTAATGATTTTATCTTCTTTTTCTAAATCATTATCCCCTTTGCCTCCCATGGCTTCCATTACTAGTTTATTATACTGATCTGACATTTTTGAAGTACTTTTTAAACAATCAGGGTTCTTCATTCTAAATTCACTTAACATCTTTGTATTTTTATGAGCCACATGTTTAATTGCTTTTCTTAACTTAAGTTTATTTTCATTTTCCTTTTCCCATTTATCCTCGTTCTTTACATACATTACTTCTCTCTTTGTATCAGTACAATGCACAGGTCTTTTTGTTTCATCTAATGAATTTAGATTCTTTACAATGATACTAGAGATACCTTCCACATAACCAATTTTTCCAACCTTTTCCAAATCAGATAATTGAAGCTTTATTGAATCAACAAAATCCATTATATTCATAGCATCTTTACAAGTTTCATTTAAAAAGAATTGTAAGTTAAATGTTTTATTGTGGGAATTTGTATGTGTAGTATTATGGGTTCCATTTTTAATAACTTCCATCATCATATTTTTAAACTCGGATGTCTCTTTTATAAGCTCAGAATTTTGCTTGATAAGCATTAGAATTAATTGGTCTTTATCAATAGAATTATTTATTTCATCAGGTTTATTTGTTTCACATTTTTTTGTATGTTTCCATAATCCAACACGTGATTTATATTCTTTATTACATTTTTTACATGAAAAAATACAATTCTGGTTTTTTTGGGGGTTTTCTGTTAACAAAATGTTATCGTTTGTTAATTTTTTATGTTTTGATGTCAATAAATGTTTATTATAATCTTTTTTGTTATTTGTTTTGAGTTCACATATTTCGCAAAAATATGATGGGATTTTTTGGGAAAAATCTGTTAACATTTTGTTATATATAGTTAATATAAAAAACCCCTAAATATTTTTAAAAATAAAATATATAAAAAATAAAAAATTTTATCGTAACAATTTTGAAAAACTTTTTTCAATGACCAGAGCTTAATTTTTTTTATGGTCACAATATTTTGTTTTTCTAACATTTATTTTCCTTTTTTGAAAAATGGACAAAAATAAATGTCCAAAAATGAAATTCTGAAAAAAGTCTTGGAAAAAAATATTCGATAAAATTAAATAATAAATCTTCAAAGTAACTTAAAGAACTTATTTTTCGATTATAACTTCTTTTGCTATATTTTTAATTATTTTATCTTCCTTTTCCAAATCATTATCCCCTTTGCCTCCCATTGCTTCCATTACTAGTTTATTATACTGATCTGACATTTTTGAAGTACTTTTTAAACAATCTGGGTTTTTCATTCTAAATTCACTTAACATCTTTGTATTTTTATGTGCCACATGTTTAATTGCTTTTCTAATTTTATTTTTCTCTTCATTTTCTTTTTCCCATTTATCCTCATCTTTCACATACATTACTTCTCTCTTTGAATCTGTACAATGAACAGGTCTTTTAGTTTCATCAAGTAAATTTAAATTTTTTACAATAATACTAGAAATACCTTCTACGTAACCAATTTTACCTACTTTTTCCAAATCTGTAAGCTGTAGTTTTATTGAATCTACAAAATCCATTATATTCATTGCATCTTTGCATGTTTCATTTAAAAAGAATTGCAAATTAAAAGTTTTATTATGTGAATTAGTATTATTATTACTATGATTATTATTAATTCCGTTTTCACTTAGTTTAATCATCATATCTTGTTGTCCTTTTATTAACTCTGCATTTTGTTTAAGAAGTGTTATAATAAGTTCGTCCTTATTAGAAATAGTATTTTTATATAAATCAATAACTTCATTTTTTTCTTCAATTATTTCGTCTATTTTTGCACATTTACCTTTTGTTTTATGTTTCCATAACCCAGCGTTAGTTTGAAAACATTTATTACATTTTTCACAAGAGTAGTTAATTTGCCACTTTTTGCCACTTTTTGCCACTAAATCATCAACAATTATTTCCTTGTTATGTTTAGCTGTAGTTATATGTTTATTCCAATTATATATTTTAAAGCATTTATAATCACATTTTTCACAATAATATTCTGTTTGCCACTTTTTGCCACTTTTTGCCACTAAATCATTTCCTAAAATTTCCATAAAATAAATATAGAAAATAATTTTAAGTATAAAAAAAATTAAAATGTTTTACAATAAAAAAATTTATCGTCACAAATTATAAATTTTTTTTCAATGTCCAGAGCTTAATTTTTTTTATGGTGTCAACATTTTCATTTTCCAACATTTATTTTCCTTTTTTGAAAAATGGACAAAAATAAATGTCCAAAAATGAAATTCTGAAAAAAGTCTTGGAAAAAAATATTCGATAAAATTATATAATAAATTATCAAAGTAACTTAAAAAATTATTTTTCAATAGTAACTTCTTTTGCTATGTTTCTAATTATTTTATCTTCCTTTTCCAAATCATTATCCCCTTTGCCTCCCATGGCTTCCATTACTAGTTTATTATACTGATCTGACATTTTTGAAGTACTTTTTAAACAATCAGGATTCTTCATTCTAAATTCACTTAACAATTTTGTGTTTTTATGTGCAACATGTTTAATCACCTTTCTAATTTTATTTTTTTCATCATTTTCCTTTTCCCATTTATCCTCATCTTTCACATACATTACTTCTCTCTTTGTATCAGTACAATGAACTGGTCTTTTTGTTTCATCAAGCGAATTTAAATTTTTAACAATAATACTAGAGATACCTTCTACAAAACCAAATTTTCCAACATTTTCCAAATCAGATAATTGTATTTTTATTGAATCAACAAAATCCATTATATTCATTGCATCTTTACATGTCTCATTTAAAAAGAATTGTAAATTAAAGGTTTTATTGTGTGAATTAGTATTATTATTATTATTATTATGAGTACCATTTTTAATTACTTCCATCATCATAATTTTTAATTCATCCTTTTCATTACATTTATCTATCAATAAATTTCGTAATTCTTTATTATCATTTAACAATATTTGAATTAAATTTTTATCATTTAATTCTGTAATATTTGTGTTTTCATTATTTTCTTTACATTTTTGCTTATGTAAATATAAACCTTGTCTAAAACTATATACTTTTCCACATGAACAATTATATTTTTTAAGAGTTTTTGGTAACGATTTGTCATTATTTTTATGTTTCAATGTCAATAAATGTTTATTATAATCACTTTTTCTAAAGCATTTATAATCACAATTTTCACAAATAAATTCGGTGCGAGAGTTTTGAGAGTTTTCTGTAATCATTTGTAACTATAATATATAGTTACATAAAAATCTCCTAAATATTTTTAAAATTAAAATATATAAAAATAAAAAAATTATCGTAACAAATTTGAAAAACTTTTTTCGGTTGTAAGAGCTTAATTTTTTTTATGGTCTCAATGTTTTCATTTTCCAACATTTATTTTCCTTTTTTGAAAAATGGACAAAAATAAATGTCCAAAAATGAAATTCTGAAAAAAGTCTTGGAAAAAAATATTCGATAAAATTAAATAATAAATTCCCAAAGATACTTAAAGAATCTCTAATTAAATTTATTTTCGATTTTACTTAATAATTCATCTGTATAAACTAAATTGCCAGATGGTTTATATGAATTAATAGGAGTATATTCTTTTTTTGGTTGTTTTCCTTTTATACCAGAATCTTGATTTTTGGTATTAAACATTAAATCATTTGGATCTTTTTGTTCAAATGAAACCTTATTGTTTTCTTCTGATTCGTCTATTTTTTCGCCATATTCATTTATTACAATTCCTGTTTTCTTTTTTAATTCACTTCTAACATAAGAAGGCACCCAATGCATCCAAGAAATAAAAAGACCATTTGGATGTATATAACGCACATTGAAACCATTTGTTTTTAATTTGTCAATTAAATAAGCAATACAATTAGCTTGGTCATATTTTGGTACACCAATAATGACTTCTGGAACTACAAACCAACAGAACTGATCGTCTTTACTTTGTCGCGATATTGTTTTAATTCTTACGTGAATACGATTCAAAAGTTTATTAAATAATGCCAATTGTGTTAAATCATGTTGACGTTTTTTTTCGTATAATTCATCGATATTTAACTTTTCTGAAAAATTTTCAATATTTTCTAGAGTAAATATATTTGCCATTTAAATACATTTTAGAAAAAAAGTTATTAAAATAAATGTATTAAAATAAGTAAATGACAATAAAACATTTAGTTTTATCTGGAGGAGGCCCAATAATGATACAATTATTAGGAGCTATACAACATTTAGAAGCAAACAAATTTGTTGATTTAAAAAATATAGAAAGCATTTATGGAACATCCGCAGGAGCTATTATTGGGGTAATAATTTGTTTAAAATATGATTGGGAAACTATAAATGATTATATTATTAAAAGACCATGGCAAAACGTATTTAAAATCAAGGTTGAAAAAATATTTGAATCATATAGTAAAAAAGGTATTTTTGACTTAAAAACAATTGAAACATGCTTTAAACCATTATTTGATGCTAAAGATATACCAATGGATATAACATTGGAAGATTTTTATAAATATTCTAATATTGAATTACACTTATTTTCTTTTGAAATAAATGAATTTAAAATTGACGATATATCATATTTAACACATCCAAAATTAGCGCTTCTTACTGCGATACAAATGACATGTAGTTTACCTATTTTAGTAACCCCGGTATGTATAGATAATAAATTTTATATTGACGGAGGAATTGTTTGTAATTATCCATTAAAATATTGTATTGATTCGGGCAAAAATATGGATGAAATTTTAGGTTTTAAAAATCAATATGACAATGAAAAAAAAAGTCATATTAATTCAGAATCTACTTTATTAGATTTTATAATGTGTTTTTTATTTAAAGTAATTTATAGTTTAAATACTGATAATTTACAGCCATCAATCAAAAATGAATTTTTATGTAAAACTGATAAAATGAATATTGAAATGTTAAAAAGTTCCCTTAGCAATATAGATATACGTAAACAATTATTTAATAACGGAACTGAAGATGCTATGTTTTTTCTTTCTAAATTAGAGAACAGTATTTAAAAATTGTTCCAAGGTCGCCTTTGTTGGTTTTGCGTCGTATTCAACAATTTGACCATCCTTCAATAATTTTATAGTAGGAAACCCTTCAATATTATATTTATTCATCATTTCTTCTACTTCAGCAGTTTCTTCTGTGCAATTAATTTCAGTAAAAATAACCTTGTATCCATTTATTGTTTTATTTTCATATTGTGCTTTAATATCATTCCATACAGGTTTTGCTGTTTTAGAATGGGGACACCAATCTACACAAAATAAAAGTAATTCTGCTGTTTTGGTGTTATTTGTTGAATTATTCATATGTTCATGGTTTGGTTTATATACAGCCTTTTTATTTGGTACAACATAATAATAATGATATATAGCTATACTAATAAATATAAATATTATAGAAACAATTAAAAATGTTGGATTTTTTAGGATGCTAATAAGATAATAAATTTTTGATAAAAATCCAGAAGATTCGTCAGCACCAGTATTTATTTTCATACCTGAGCCACTAAAATTTATTTGTTTTGACATTTATATATATTCAAGAAGAAATTAACATTCTCTTTTAACGAATACAATATAAAGATAAAATTTAATATTTATTAAATGTTATTTAGAACAATAGATGGTAAATTAATTGAAATTAATAAATATAGTTATAAAAATGATAAGTTATATTATGAAAAAATATTAAGTATTTACACACATTTTATTAATGAATTAAATACTAATAAAATACAAAATCCTTTGTCTAAACTATAAGAAACTTTTTATAACAAAAATAAATAATAATCCTAAAAATAAGGTAAATATATAACTACACATAATATTTATATTTAATTGTGACATTACTAGCTCCGATTTAACAAAATTTGTAGCAGAACTTAACGTTTTCGTTTGAATTGTATTTAAATACATCGTATATCCTAAAATAATTAAGATTATTATTTTCATGAATGATGATGTTATAAAGAATTTGCTTAATGGAGTTATAATAAAAAGTATTATTAATACTATTGAAACAGCAGAACAAGTACATATCTTTTTTGTTGAATCTGTAAATATCATTAAATTGAATGGGATTTCAGTATCCATATAATTTATTGTATATTATTTTTTTATACTTATATATTAATATGCCACAAACACGTAAAAATAGAAATACACATAATAAAACAAAGAAAGGTGCTTTTACAAAAAAAGATTATAGTTCAGGTGATGGTATGGTAACAAAAATTTGGGGTCCTATTTTTTGGACAGCAATTCACACGATGAGTTTTAATTATCCTGTAAAACCTACATTAGAAGATAAGAAACATTATAGAGATTTTATTATAAATCTTCAATATGTATTACCTTGTAAGTATTGTAGAATGAATTTGACTAATAATTTTAAGAAAAAACCTCTTAAAATGTGTCATATGGCCAATAGAGATACATTTTCGCGTTACATATATGAACTACACGAAACAATTAATAAAATGTTAAATAAAAAATCTAATTTAACTTATTGTCAAGTTAGAGACATATATGAAAATTTTAGGTCCAGATGTACAAATGAAAAACCAAATATCTTTAATTTTAAAAAAACAAAAACTAGACGAAAGAAAGAAAAAGGGTGCACTGAACCTTTATATGGAAAAAAATCAAAATGTGTTATTAATATTGTCCCGCAAGAAGATAAAAGTGCTACTTTTAAAATGGATAAAAAATGTATTAAAACAAGGGAATAATTAACAACAACCACAAAATTTATATTTAGATTTTTGTTTTAAATCGATTATTGGTAAAATACTATTACAAAATGTACAATTATAATATGATTTCAACCCTGGCACAGGTTTAAACTCAATAACATGGTCAAACTCATTTTGACAATTATTACAATAAAAAATATAATTTTCTTTTGATTCAATCAATTTTTGATTCATTTTAGTTAAATTATTTTCTTTGCTCATTTAATTAATAAATATATTATAATTATTAATTAAAATATTATTTTACATACCAAAGGTTGAAAAATTATTTAAAACAGGTTGTGGTAAATAAGAATTATTTATAGCACTATAATTTGGCACCTTTTTACATTCAAAAGATGGTTCAGGGCAACGACCACAAGGTTCACAAGGAGGACATTTTGGTTGGCTATATGGGTCATTATTAGATGTAGTTGATTTACATGCGGGGCAAACTGGGCACACTGGTGGTACAACTTCTGATTTTAAAATGTATAAATCTTCTTTACCAGGTGGGATTTGACTTCTAGGAATTCCAGGAGGTAATGAGCTAGAATAATCATAACCATTATTAGAATTATTTGTAGTTCCAGTAATAGAATTTCCATTAGGTCCTTCAACATGATAAGCAGTGTTTCCTCTAGGTCCAGTTACAGAACTAGCACTTCCTCCATTAAGTCCTTCAACATGATAAGCAGTGTTTCCTCTAGGTCCAGTTACAGAACTAGCGCTACCATAATCACCAGTATATGTTGTAGCTGAAGGTCCTGTTTGAATTGGTGAACCAGTGCTTCCAAAATATTGTGTAGATGAAATGTTGTTAGGGTTATAAACACTTCCAGATTTTGTAAATGTATAACTACCATTTGATGTTTGAATATTAATAGCATTTTGTCCATCATTACTATGTATAATAGTAGCTTTTTCACCATTAGGACCATTAAATGATATTGCGGAACCATTATCACCAGAATAACTAGTAAAACTTTCAGTTTTAGGTTTAATTGAAGAAAGGGATGATGTAATATTACCAGAATTAAAAGTTATAGGAGTGTCATTATTTGTTAATTTAACTTGTAATGTTTGTTTACCATTACTATCAGTAGAAACTATTATAGTTCCCCCATTATCACCATAAAAAGTGGTACCATTTGTAAGTTGTGTAGAACTTCCACTAAAATGATTATAATTATCAAAAGTATTATTAAAATTGCGATTAAATGTATTATTAGAAATATCAATAGGTTTATTAGTAGAATTGTTACTAGAATTATTATTAGAATAATTAATTGTTCCTGTAAATTTTCCACTCATACCTTCTTTACCACAATTACCTCCTAAAAAGGAACATAGAACTAAACCTAATAATAAAATCAAGAAAAGAAATAATGCTTCAGTATTCATTGTATAATTTATATAGTGAAAAAAGTTTAAAACTATATTATATTTAAAATTGAATTGAAAATATTAAATATTAAATATTTAACAATTATAATATACAAGATGAAAACTGAATACATATCCGCAAATATTATTCTTGATTCCGAGTCAGAATCTGAAAAGGAAGAAATTATTATAACACCTAAAAAAACAAGAAAACCTCGTGTAATACAACAACCCTTACAAAAATTTTATAAAGAAGATGCTAATATATTTGAAATTGGTGTAGACGAAGCAGGAAGAGGACCACTTTTTGGAAGAGTTTATACAGCAGCTGTTATTTTACCTAAAGATGATACTTTTGATCATTCAAGAGTAAAAGATAGTAAAAAATTTCACTCTAAAAAGAAAATTGAAGAAGTAGCCGAATATATAAAAGAAAATGCGATTGCTTGGTATGTGAGTTTTGAAGATGAAAAAGTAATTGATGAAATAAATATTTTACAAGCTACCCAAAAATCAATGCATAGTTCTATTTTGGAAGTTAGAAAACAAATACTTTCTAAAATGAAAGAAACAAATAATACAAATTATAATATTGAATTATTAATTGATGGTAATTATTTTAATCCAATTACTATTTTAAATAAAAAAAATTCTAAAATTGAATCCATACCTTATACCACTATTGAGGGTGGAGACAATAAATATACTGCTATAGCAGCAGCTTCTGTTTTAGCAAAAGTGGAGAGAGATAAATATATTGATGAATTATGTGAACAAAATCCAACACTAGCTGAATATTATGGTATTGATTCAAATAAAGGTTATGGGGCAAAAAGACATTTAGATGGTATTAAATCGCATGGAATAACAATTTGGCATCGTAGAAGCTTTGGTATTTGTAAAAGTTATGTATAATATTAATAACAATATATTTACCAATAATAAATACAATTTTTTGTTTCAAAATAAATTATAATATTTAATAATAATATATAATGAGTAATCCATTTATAAGATTAGAATTATATAAAGACCAAAATACAGAAACATTTACTTCAAATGACCTTAATAAAAATGGATATGGTATGATGAGTCAAATTCAAAGATTAAATAAACCAGAATTTGGAATAACAGGTGTACAGACATTAATTGAACCAGCTTATTATGGATTTTATGTATATTTAATTAATAAAACTGACCAATTTCTTGATTATTTAAGTGAAAATGAAGAATTATTACAAAAATATGATGAAATACAAGTTGAAGGTAGTGAATTTAAATCGTATATGATAGATAAATTAGACCCAAAACGTAAATATTTAAATAGAGATAATGATGAAATTTATATGATATGTGTAGCTATGATTGATATAACAACAATAAATAGTTGCAATGTTTTGTTTTTATGTCCAGATTTACTAGAAGCTCTGAACAAAATTCATTATGGAGTTGAGGATGGATCTAGATATAACTTCCGTGATAGAAAAAAAGGCGGGAAGAAATATAATTTAAATACTAAAAAAAAAAGACACAAAAGAAGTTATAAAAAGAAAAAACAAAAAACAAGACGTTATAAAAAATAAATATATTAATAAATAAAATTGAAATAATATAAAACTTTTTTTAAATTGTAAATACTTATGAATAAATAGCTTAAAATCTTAACAACAAAATAATAAAAATGCTCGTATTGGTTTTTGATACCGAAACAACTGGATTGCCCAAGACAAAAATTATTAATAAGGATACATTACATTTATGGCCTTATATAGTACAATTTAGTTATATAATTTTTGATACAGAATCAAAAACACTTGTAAAAATAAAAGATTGCATAATAAGAGTCCCTGATTGTATTACTATTTTGGAAGAAGTTTCAAAAATTCATGGAATTACAAATGAAATATCAATGTCAAAAGGAATAAATATTGTAGATGTTTTAAAAGAATTCTTTGCGGATTTTACTAGTGTGGATTATATAGTAGGTCATAATGTATCTTTTGATTTAAATATGGTTACAGCAGAATTAAATAGAGTAATTATTAATACAAATTATGGTGAACAGCTTTCAGAATTTCAAGCGTTTTTAACAAAAATAAATACATCAACAAATATTTATTGTACAATGAAAGAAAGTATTAATTTATGTGGAATTGAAGCAAAAGATAAATTTGGCAGGATTTATAATAAATTTCCAAAACTGATAGAATTATATCAAAAATTATTTAATGTTACGCCAAATAATTTACACAATTCATTAAATGATGTAATAGTTTGTTTACGATGCTTTATGAAATTAAAATATAATAATGACATAGTAGAGTATAGTGAAGATGTAAAAATATTAATTAAGGAGTATCTGTAATTATATTATGTATATTCAATTATAAAATTATAAAATATTTTTTATTTTATAATTTTACTCTATTTTTTTAAGTAGATCTAAGCAGAACACATTTCACATATTTCATCATGTTCTTCGGAAGTCCCTTTTGCTTCCGGCTCAATTGTAAATTGCTGTGCCTGATGTTTTGCCTTGCGCCGTAGATAATAAATACCTGTTTTTAATCCCTGTTTCCAAGAGTAAAAATGCATAGAGGTCAATGTATTGTAAGTTGGGTCTTCTACCCATAAATTTAAGCTCTGGCTTTGACAAATAAAGGCACCACGATCCGCAGCCATATCAATCACATGTTTCATAGGAATTTCCCATACAATCTTATATTTATTACGAATATGCTCTGGTAAAATAGTTAATTGTTGTACCGAACCCTTATTCGCAATAATATTATTTTTTATTTGTTCATTCCAAAAACCTAATTGTATTAGTTCATTCATTAAATATTTATTAACAACAACAAATTCTCCCGCCATTGTACGTCTTGAATACAAATTGCTAGTAAATGGTTCAAAACATTCATTGAACCCTAATATTTGTGATGTACTTGCAGTAGGCATAGGAGCAATTAAAAGTGAATTATGTAATCCATGAATCATAATTGATTGTTTCAGCGCGGACCAGTCGTAACGTTCTTTTGTTGGTTCTTTAGCCCACATATCAAATTGAAGGATTCCTTTTGATGCTGGTGAACCTTCAAAAGAACTATACGAACCTTGCGAGATAGAAATTTCATTACTTTTTTCTAAAGAGGCGTGATAAATAGTTTCAAATATTAATTTATTAACAATTTTGGCTTCTTCTGAATGAAATGGAATATCCATCATAACAAATGTGTCTGCTAATCCTTGAACACCAATACCAATAGGTCTATGTCTAAAATTACTTATTTTTGTTTTCTCTGTTGGATAAAAATTAATATCAATAACACGATTCAAATTATTTGTAACTACTTTTGTTACTTCGTGTAGTTTATCATAATCAAATGTCTTGGTTTTTGTATTTACAAAAGTTGGTAATGCAATAGAAGCCAAATTACAAACAGCGGTCTCATTTGCGTCAGAGTACTCTAAAATTTCACAACAAAGGTTTGACGATTTTATAGTTCCCAAATTTTGTTGATTTGATTTTTTATTTGCGGCATCTTTATATAAAATATATGGTGTACCAGTTTCCATTTGAGCATCTAAAATTTTAAACCATAAATCACGTGCGTTTACAACCTTTCTAGCCTTTCCAGTAGTCTCATATTTTTCATATAGGGAAACAAAATCGTCACCATATACGTCAGCAAGTCCTGGACATTCGTGTGGACAAAATAGCGACCATTTTAAATTACTTTTGACACGTTCCATAAATAGGTCTGCAATCCAAAGAGCATAAAAAAGATCCCGTGCTTTTAATTCTTCATCACCATGATTTTTTTTCAATTCTAAAAAATCTTCAATATCTGGATGCCAAGGTTCTAAATAAATAGCAAAAGACCCATTACGCTTTCCACCTCCTTGGTCAACAAATCGTGCAGTGTTATTAAATACTCGTAACATTGGTACTAAACCATTAGATGTACCATTTGTTCCTTGAATATGTGTCCCTTTAGCTCTAATATTATGAATATGGAGACCAATACCTCCAGCCCATTTTGATATTTGGGCACAATCTTTAAGGGTATTATATATTCCATCAAGACTATCTTCTTCCATAGCAATTAAATAACAGCTTGATAATTGAGGTCTTGGTGTACCTGCATTAAAAAGTGTTGGTGTTGCATGTGTAAAAAACTTTTGCGACATTAGGTTATATGTTTCTTTAATTAAATTCAAACTATTTGGATTATCTAAATCGCCATGTATTCCTATAGATACACGCATCCACATGTGTTGTATTCTCTCTACAATTTTATTTCCAATCTTAAAAAGATAGGCGCGTTCTAGTGTTTTAAAACCAAAATAATCAATAAAATAATCACGCTCATGAATAATCATTTCATTTATTTCTTTAGAATATTGAATAGTAAATTCATATAGTAATTCAGACACAAGAGGTTTATTTTCTCCATGTACATTTTTAAATTCATATAATGATGTTACTACATTTGAAAATAGTGGATCTGTATTTTTTTGATTGTTTGAAACAATAATACGAGATGATAAAGTAGCGTAATCAGGATGTTGTGTGGACAAAGCTGCACATTGTTCTGCTGCCAATTCATCAATCTTTGTCGTTTCAATTTTGTCGTATAATTGGTCTATAACTTTCATAGCTAGTGACGAATAATTAATTTGAATACCAGCTTCTTGACCTAATTTCTTAATTCTATTTAATATTTTATCAAATGCTATATCCTCTAATTCACCATCTCTTTTAGTTACACGCATTTCATTTACGTTTTCCATCATTATTACATAAATAAAACAGATAGTTTTAAATTGATTAATATATAATTTTTATAAATATAAATTATATATATGAACAAAAACATTTTTTTATTTCTTATTTTAGTATTATTAATTGGAACTGCACTTTTTTTCAAAATAAATGATTCTATAAATAATATAAAAGATGGGTTTACCAATTATACTTTAGCTGGAGCAGAAGGTGATTTCCCAAATGCTTTAACAGATGTATTAGTTCAAGATACTTATCCTATAACTGGTATTAATGGGGTTTCTGATGAATCCGCAAATGAAATGTGGTGGCGTTATCCTATATTTGAATTAGGTTCATATAAACAAATGACTAATAATATAAGATATCCTGATAATCCGGACAATGCCAGATGTACTCCTGCCAATATGTGCTACGCATTATATAAGGATAAAAAAATAGGTTCTAATATTGTTGAACCATTACCTCCAGTAAATCCAACATGTGGAACTCGGGTTGGTTATTTTTCAACAAATAAAAATTTATTACCATTTAGAACAAATGTAGCTAATATTTTATACTAAATCGTCATTATCTATCTTTTTTACTTTGAAAAAAGACATATCTAAACTATTTGGCACTACCTTTTTAAAAGCTAGTAAACAACCTTGAGATTCATTTGTATTTACAAAAGATTTAGCCTGTTCTTTCTTTTGTTTTTTAATAGGAGCTCTATGTTCATATCCTGTAACACGTTCTTCTTCAATAATTTTCCACACTTTTTCTAATTGTGGAACATTATTTTTAAACCATTCACGATTTCGTAAAACAAGAACACAACTTAAAACATCTAATTTCCAATAAATAAATTTCATATATGTATATTTATATTGCTCAGATTGATATAAATTTAATGTATCATCTTCCCATTTTGTTATATCATTTATATCAATTAAATTTAATGGTTTATAAACGTAAAAAGGTTTGCCCTCTTTTGTGTGAAAATAAATGATAATTCCTTTCATTTTATCGGAAGAAATATTATCATCATTATAACTATTAAAATCAGAGTATTCTATAAATTTAGTTTCAAGAAAATCACATTCATCCAAACCGCATACTTCCATTTGAAGCTGCATTTGAACCCAATATTCTTTTTTAGGGATTCCATTTATTTCACGACTTACTACATTTTTTATTTCCAACATACGACCATAACGTTCCGATTTTTTATCTACAACGATGCCATCTGGAGACGCACCTATAAATTTATAAACTGGGTGTTGAATACAGCCAAAATCTTCAACTTTTGTATTATATTTTTGCTCGTAAATTAAAACGGATAATGGTTCATATTTTTGTCCCCAATGCATTGCTGTATTTGTATTTACCATTTTAATTTCTTCATCATCTACATCATTAAAGTTTTTCAGTGGTTGACATTTTTCATATATAAGTTGATTAATTGTGGATTGACTTTCAAATGCTTTCCAAGCATTACTAGCAGTTATTAAATTCCAACGAAATTGATACCATTCAGGAGTTCGTTGTACTGGTTGTGGTATTTCTCGCAATGATTGTATTTTAGTTTCAATAATATTGTTATTATTTTCATTTTGTTCTGAATGAATGATTATAGTATTTTCTTCTATAGATCTTTCAGTATAAAATGTTGTAATAAAAATATTAAATGCATCTTCAAGTAATTCATCCATATCACTTTCAATATATTCACTTTCAAGAATATCTTCTTCCATTTGAATATAAAATATTTCTTTTATTTCTTCCAAAAGAGTTTCGTGAAAATCTGGTTCTGTAATAGCATTAGGATTTTCACTCATATATTCTTCCATTAGATGTAAAGCGGTTTCCAATAATTCAAGTGTATTATCTTCATTAAATATAGTAGGTTCTTCTTCAAAAATTAAGGTATCCATAACATCTTCAAGTTCTTCTAATTCAGAAAGTAACATTTTACTATAATTACTTTAAATGTTTTTAATATAATTAGTTATTTATATTAAAATTATAGGTATATATATTAATGAATAATATTCAAAAACGTTTTTTACTATTTTTAATAGGTTGTATTGGTGTTAGAAGTTTATTTGTATATATTGCCAAAAATGTAAACAACCAATTTTTAATGTATATGGGATATTTAGCATTAATCCCAGCAATTGGTTTTATTTATTTATACTTCTCAGGAACAAGACAAGTTGGAGGTGAAGTTTTTGGTGAAAAAATTTGGTGGAATAATTTAAGACCAATACATGGATTATTATACTTTTTATTTTCGTATAATGCAATAACAGGAAATAAAAATGCTTGGGTTTATTTGTTAATTGATGTAATAATAGGGGTAATTAGTTTTTTAATATTTCATTTTTATAATAATTTTAAAAAGATTTTACAATAATATTTAGATAAATTAAATAATTATTTTTCATCATCACTTTCAGAATCATGTACATTTGTTTTTTGTATATTTTTATTTTTTATAGTTCCTTGAGACTTTTTAACTGGCAATGATTTTATCGTCGAAACACGTTTATCAACATTTTTAAGTGTAAAATGTTTATTAACTTTAGTATATGATAAAGCAGGTATATCTTTAATTGTTCCATTTATTTTATCATATACTACGTCTTTTACTCTCATTAATTTTTTTTTATCAAGACAATCCTTTAAAAAAATTATCAATATTTTTTTTTCTTCTTCATCTAATTTTTGTTCATTTTTATATATTTCAATATATTCAAGTATTTTTTTGGTCTTTATGGTTTTATTTAATTTACACCATGGTTCAACAATATTATTATTTTTTTCATCTTCTAAAAACTTATCTAGATTTGATAAATTATTAGATGACTTAGTTTCTTGAATTGGATTACCATTTAACAACATTGTTTTGTACTTTATATTTTTAAGTTCTAAACATTCTTCATTATTTGCAGTGTCTAGTTGTTCCATCTATATATAATATATAGTATTGAGTTTAACTCACTTTTTTAAAATATTAATTTATTAAATAATTTTTATATTAGTTATATATAAATTATTTAATTATTTATGTACCATATATGGATAATGAAAATATTGTAATTAACACAGATAATCAAGAACAAAAAATTATAAATATAGTTGGAACTAATAATAGATATATGATGAAAAAATTAACAAGAGAGAAAAATAAAGAGCCAAAAAAACGGGAGGTGTGTAAAAATTGGACATTTTCTGAAAATTATTATAATTATAATGAACAAATAAAAATAATTAATGATATTTCTTGCGATAATCTAGAAGATAGTGTTACGAAAATAGCTATACAACAAATAAATAAAAAAATTTCTAGCTATAAACAACAAGATATAAATAAAAAAATATTAGATAGTGAACATTTTATTGATTTTGATTGTGTTATTTCTAAAATGATTGAGTGTGAATTAAAATGTAGATATTGTAAGTGTGAAATGTCTATTTTATATGATATAACGAGAGAAATGAAACAATGGTCTGTAGATAGAGTTGATAATGATAAAGGACATAATAAAGATAATTTTCATTTGGCTTGTTTAGATTGTAATTTAAAAAGAAGAAGAAAAACAGATGAAAAATTTTTATTTACAAAACAATTAAATATTATTAAACAAAACTAAATATTAGTTAATTTAAAATAATAATAATAAATTAATTAATTAATGGAATGGAAATGGACAAAAGGCGAACCTTATGAAAGGTCTAGAAGAATATTTAAAGATAATAGTGAAATTGAAAATGAAAAATTCAATAAAGAAATAGAAGAATCCGCATACGCAACATCATTAAATCATGATGAAAATACTTGGGATATTTTGAATCAACAATTATCTGGAAATGGGTTTAAAATTAGTAATAAGAGGGAAGATCTAGATTTTAAAATAGCGGATAGAGAGCTTGTACAACAAATAGGAAATAATCCATTTTTATCAGAAACTAATTATGTGAATGATATTACCATAAGAGACCAATTTTTAAAACCAGTAAATACAACTCAAGGTAGAACTAAAAATACAAATGACCAGAATACCTAATTTATTAGTGTAGACTATTAACACACATAGTATGAAATAATCTATTTACAAAATATGCCAAAAGTGAATTAATTAATAACATTACTGAATTTATAAAAAATGGTAAATCTATTTTTGTACGATTTTTAATAATAAATAAAAAAATTCCAATTAATGTTAATACATAAATAAAAAAGAAAAATATAGATAAATAATAAAAATAAACACAATATTCTTTATTCAATGGACCAAAATATTTATTCATAAAATTTGTCATTTATATATTATAAGTTTTTAATAAATAAATTATAAATTATAAATTATTTTTAAAACTACTTAAATATGTTTTTTACAATTTAAGATAATGAATAATGTTAACTATACAACGCAAAATGAATTGTTGCTAAATAATTTAATGGATTTTTATAAAGACGAACATAATTTAAGCAGAATGTTGAAAATTATTACCGGAGATTCTAAAATTTCATTAAGAATAGTTGATTGGTTTGCAACTAATTATGCCAAAAAATATTACACTTTATTTTTAATTGATGACAACAGACGATTTAAGGTGTACTATGATTATAAATTAAAATTAAAAGCTTACAGCAAAAAAAGATTTGACCCTTTTTGCAGATGGGAGAGAATTTCCATACCTTACAAAAATGGAACATATATTGAAACAACTATTGGCCAATTAAATTTTTTTAAATGGGCTATTGAAAATCAGGTCATAAATTACATTGAAGAAAATTATGATACCATTGAAAAGGACATGAATAATCGTAATAGCACGTCTAAAAGAAAAGAATCGGGATTAGATAATACAAAGACCCGAAAAAAGAGAGAGGAATTATCTGTTTCCGCTACAAAAAGCATTAAAAAAGAAGAGGTTGAAATTGTAGTTCAGTTTCATTAAATAATAAAATGGAACTTTAAACATTGCTGGATATTTGATAAAAATGCAACACTATAAATAAATTTATTTTTAAATATTTAAAAGTTTAATATTTAAAAATATTTTATCAATTAAAAAATAATGGGAAATACACAAACAATTCAAAAAATAAATTATGAAGATGTTCAACATGTTATAAAAAATACCGAAATGTATGTTTTAATAAATACATTATCTGAAAATGAACAAGATTGTTTAATACCGCATACAACAAATATTAATAATGAAGAGCTATTAATGAATAAATTTATTAAAAATGGAAACAAACAAATTAAAATTATTGTTTATGGACGCAACTGCAATGATGAAAAAATATATACAAAATATAATCAGCTTACTTCGTTAGGCTTCTATAATGTTTTTGTTTATACAGGTGGTATTTTTGAATGGCTTATGTTACAAGATATTTATGGAGATAAAGAATTTCCAACGACAAAAAAAGAACTAAATATATTAAAATATAAACCGATTAAAATATTTGGTGTTCAATTATTGGAATATTAAGATTCAAATTTATTTCCTTTTAGTTTTGCTATTTTTATTTTTTCTTGATAGTTTCTTTTTATTATTATTTCTAGAGTTTATAAACTTTAGTTTTTTAGTTTTTTTATTTTTTGATCCACCCTTAAAAAAATCACCATACGTACTAGTACTGCTATTGCTTTCATTAGATAAACTTCTAGATCCATTATCTAGTGAGGGTTCTCTTGATACAGGCGGTGTTTCTTTCCAAGGTGGTTCACCGATATCCTCATTACTATCTAGAGATAATGTTCTTTCTTTAGTTGAATTATTTGAAACATTTTGAAAATTGTTGTATACAAAATATAGTGTCCCTAATCCTATAGCTCCTCCACCAATAAAAAATACAATATTTTTAATATTTGACATATAATAAATAGCAATATTATAATATTTCATCAGGTTCATCCTCATCGTCTTTGTCATAATACTTATTTTTATCTATATGTTCTTTACTAACTGCTAAATTAGATAATTCATCTGCACGTTTATTATCCTCTCTATAAATATGTTTAAACGAAATATAATCAAATTTTTTTGATAATTGTTTTGCTTCATTATATAAATTAATCAAATTTTCGGATTTAACTTTGTATTCTCCTTTAAGTTGTTTAATAACAAGTAAACTATCACCCTCAACTATAATTGATTTAATTCCTAATGTAATAGCTTCTTTGAGACCTATAATTAATCCAGTATATTCTGCAACATTATTTGTAGTGTTGTTTCCAACAAATTGTATTTTAATAGAAATTTCTTCATTAAATCTATAAATAACCGCACCAGCACCAGCTATTCCTGGATTTGATTTACTACAACCATCAAATTGTAATTTATATTCTATTTCTGGAAACACTTTTGCGTTTTTTTCCTCAGATAGGATTTTGATTTTTGGTAAAACTATTTTCATCATTTGTTCAATTAATAATATAAAATTATGTTAATATTTATAATCATTTTTTTTTCTATATATTAATTCTTTTAAATATATAGAAAACTATGTTAAGGTGTATTTTAATGTTTTCATTATTTGTAAATAATATTTTTGCGGACACTGAATGTCCAGTAGTAACAACTATTGGGGATAGACGTACTGATAAAAATAAACTGCGTTTAGTCCAATATAATGTCGAATGGTTATTCATAGATTATTATAGTTCTGCTAATTGTCCTGGTGATGGGTGTACATGGAAAAATGAAAGTCAAGCAAATACTCATATGAATTATGTTTCCAATGTTATTAAGGAATTAAATCCTGACTTAATTAATTTTTGCGAAATTGAAGGTTGTGACGAACTTAACATTTTAAAAACTTCATTAAATGACAATTCATATATGCCTTATTTAAAAAAAGGTACTGATAGTAGTACAGGTCAAAATGTAGGTATGTTAACACGAATTGATCCATTAATTTCTCTCTACAGAAGTGAATCAAAATATAATTATCCTATTTATGGTTCTAAATGTGGTTATACAGGTAATGGTTCAACTGGTGTAAGTAAACATTATATAACTGAATTTAAATTTAATAATATGAATGTAGCCTTTATTTCCGCGCATTTAATTGCTATACCAACAGATCCTTCCAGATGTGCTCAGAGAGAAGGTCAAGCATCTGTTTTACAATCTATTATTGCTAATTATATTTCACGCAAATATGAAATAATTATGCTTGGGGATTTTAATGATTTTGATGATCTAGTACTAGATGTAAATAGTAATAAACCAACATCGCAAGTGTTAAATATTTTAAAGGGTAGTTTTGGCGAATACGCTGGAAAATATAAATTAGTTAGTGTTGCTGAAAGCGTTACACAAAGAGAACGATATAGTGATTGGTATGATTCAGATAGTAATTGCAATACACAATCAAGTAAAGATTATTCAATGATTGACCATGTTTTAGTAACTCAATCAATAAAAAATAATGTTGTCAATGTATTTTTTTATCATGGATACTCAGAATATTGCGGTAAATATAATTCTGATCATTATCCAGTAGTGATTGATTTAAAAACAATTTAGATGTATTCACATATTTCAATAATAAATTTCTCATTTTCTTGAACTATTCGGAATGGTTTGCCACATCCATATATTAAATTATTATTTTTATAATATTCACATTCTGTTTTGCTTGCATGTGGATTAATTTGCGTATTATTTGATTTTAAAGTTCCGTGTCTAAATATACCACAATTTATTTTTTCTATTAATACATAATGATTACAATGTGGGCAAATTAATATAGGTTCTTCTGTTATATTATTTGACATATAATATATAAAAAATAAATTTTATATATTATTTTAATTATTTAATTATTTTTTATAATTAATATTAATATTTTTATTTAATTTGTAATAAAATTTGTTATTTCTTCAATCCATTTGCAAACCTGTTCTTTGTTTTCATAAATATCAATATTTCCATTTAAAACTAATTGATTTCCACAAACACAAGTAGACAAATTTTGATCCAACATATTATTGTGATAATAGCTACAACTTTCCAAATAACTTAGTGGAATATTTTCTTCACCTTCTCTTGAACGTCTAGATATCCTTTCATGACATTTTTTTGGAGAAGTCTTTACATACACAATTTTATGTACTGGAAACTCACTTGAAAATGTATCAAACCAATTTAAATATATTTGGTAATTAATATATTCAATTTTACCAGTATCATATAACATTTTAGCAAATACCATTTTATCTGTAAACAAACTACGTTCTGTGATGATAATAAAGTGATTATCACTTTTATTATTCATTCTATTTTTCTCTGTTTTCTCTCTTAAGGTATCTCGTAATACTTTTATTCTGGAAACATATGCCATCATTTGAAAGGAAAACGAATATTTTTCTTGGTCCGCATAAAATTTTTCTAGAATAGTAGTACCTTCCTTGTCTTTAATTTTTTCCCATTCATCAACTGGCTCTTTTAAAAATACAACATTATCATTTTCTTTGAAATACTCGCGTAAATTAGCCAGTAAAGTTGACTTACCAGAACCAATGTTTCCTTCAATTGAAATAATAGTGAAATTGTTTGACATTTTAGCTTTATTTATATTTATATATCTTTTATTTATTTATATTATTTCATTTCAATTTTAAATAAAATTGAAATAAAAAATAAATTTAAAAGAATGAACATAATATTAAATACACACACCAATAATGGATCTTAATCAAAGAAAGCTAAATAAATCTGAATGGGACTCTATTGAGATTCCTGTTTCAACATCTGAAAAAGAAGTTTTAAAATTAATTATACAAGGTTTTCATAATGTAAATATACGCATAAATAATAATAAATCGTTATTTATGTATTTAAAAATTGAATATAATGAAAAAATTGAAGAATACGTATTTAATAAATATTTTAGTGAACGTGTTAGAAAAATAGAAGAAAAAATTAAATTAATACAACCAGAATATAAAAAGATGAATATTGATGGAATTGTCAGATTAAATTCTGCTGATAAAATTCGTTTAGAAAGAAATGATGAAGAGAGCATTAAAAAATCTGATATTTATGAATTGATACTTTTAACACACATTGAGCAAATTTTGTTGTATAGAAAAGTTAATAAACAAAAATACACGTTTCATTATTTTACACTATATAAATTAATTAGAAACAATATTTTTAGATTGAACAAATATATTGAAATGCTAACTAAAAAAATATTAGAATTATTATTGGAAGAAATTGAAATTTCGGATTTAATTGAAAATAGTGTGGAAATTATTGAAAAAAATGCCAGTTTATTAAAGTATGGAGATATGGTTTTATATGAACATCAAAAAGAGATATTTAGTTTATGTAAAAATCCAAATCCTAAATTGATTTTATATATGGCTCCTACTGGCACAGGAAAAACTCTTACCCCAATTGCTTTATCAGAACAATATAAAATAATTTTCGTATGCGCGGCAAGACACGTTGGATTAGCATTGGCAAAAGCAGCTATTTCGGTAAATAAAAAAATTGCTTTTGCGTTTGGTTGTGGAAGTGCGGCAGATATTAGATTACATTATTTCGCAGCAAAAGAGTATACTATAAACAGACGCACAGGCGGAATTTACAAAGTTGACAATAGTGTTGGTGATAACGTAGAAATTATTATTTGCGATATAAAATCTTATATTCCTGCTATGCATTATATGTTGGCTTTCAATACAAAAGAAAATATTATAACATATTGGGATGAACCGACAATAACAATGGATTATGCCGAACATAATTTTCATAAAATTATAAGAAAAAATTGGAAACAAAATTTAATACCTAATATGGTTTTATCATCTGCTACATTACCAAAATTAAATGAGCTGTCTGAAACCATTCCAGATTTCAAACATAAATTTGTTGGTTCAGAAATATATAATATTGTTAGTCACGATTGTAAAAAATCTATTCCTATTATTAATAAAGACGGATATGTTGTGTTGCCTCACTATTTGAGTAATAATTATGATGAAATTCTTAAAATAGCACACCATTGTATAAACTATTTAACATTACTCAGATATTTTGACTTGAAAGAAGTATCAGAATTTATTATGTATGTAATTAAAAATAATATGGCTAAGAGTAAAATGTCATTTATTAGATATTTTGAAACATTAGACGATATTAATATGAAAAATATTAAAATATATTATATAAAATTATTACAAAATATTGTTAAAGAACATTGGATAAATATTTATAATTATTTTATTATGATAAGAACGCCAAGAATTATTTCAAATGAAAATGTTGATGCCAAAGGAAATAAGATTAGTAAAACTAATAGTATTGGACCTGGAATTACTAATAGTTTAAGTGGCGCACCATTAACACGTTTATCAAGCGATTCAATTATTAATAATTCTAACCAAAAACCAGTAGGTACATCTGGTGCGTATATTACTACAAAAGATGCTTATACACTAAAAGATGGTCCAACTATATTCCTTTCAAATGATATTGAAAAAATTGCCAAGTTTTGTATACAACAAGCTAATATTCCAGCTATAGTTATGGATGATATTATGAAAAAGATTGACTATAATAATGTTTTAAATAAAAGATTAGCAGAGTTAGAAAGTGAATATGATATAGAAAAAGACAAAATTGAAAGCACAATTAAAAATTCTTCTGGATCAGGACGTGCTATAGGTAGAAATAAATCAACTAAGGATATTAGAAAGATTAATAGAGTACCAGATGAAGAAAGAGCAAGCAAAAATACTATGAAAAAACTTACAGATGAAATATCCCAGTTAAAATCTATGATTAAAAATGCTACTCTTAATGAAACATTTGTACCTAATAAATCACATCATATTGAAAAGTGGGCTTCATGTTTGGATACTACAGGAGCATTCACAAGCAATATTGATGAGCATACAGTAAATGAAATAATGAGTCTTAATGGTATCAACGATAGTTGGAAAATATTATTGTTAATGGGTATTGGTGTATTTATAAATCATGAAAATATAAAATACACAGAAATTATAAAGAAAATGGCTGATGAACAAAAGTTGTATTTAATTATAGCATCAAGCGATTATATTTATGGAACAAATTATCAGTTTTGTCATGGTTATTTGAGTAAAGACTTAGATTTAACACAGGAAAAAATTATTCAAGGTATGGGACGTATTGGTAGAAATAATATTCAACAAACATATACAGTAAGATTTAGAGATGATGCTCAAATTTTGAAATTATTTACTAGCGAAACAGATAAACCAGAAATTATAAATATGAATAAGTTGTTTAATACTAAAAAGGTAATTTTTGAAAATAATATGTACAATGAAATGGAAGATTCTGATAATGCGCATGAGGATAATGAAGAAGATGAAACTGAAGATGAAGAAGATAATCAGGAAGAAAATGAGGAACAAGATGAAGAAGATAATTAATAATTTATGAATAAAAATTTAATAAATTATAAATAAAGAATAAATGAAAATAATTTAAAAATTTTTTATTTGTATTATTAATGAAAGTATTTTTAAGAACATTTTCAAAAACAAAAGAGACTATTAAAAAATGTAGTGATTGTAAAAATTTTATTCCACATATAGAAAATAATATTTCATATGATGGATTAGCTAAATGTAGAGCAAATGGATATAATTTAAAATCAGGTCCTGTTTACTTTTATGCGACATTATGTAGAAAAAACGAATTATATTGTGGTGAAAAAGGAAAGTTTTTTAAAAATGAATAGATTATGATTTATTTTATACATTTAAATTTATAGTTATACTTAATTATAAATCTAAAAATATTTAATTTTATTTCCAATGCTTTTATAATAAAATCCATTATATTGTATATTTTTATCTAATGCCTTTGTCAATGTTTTGTCACTCATTTTAAGACTTTTAATACAATCATATTTACAGACAAAAATGTTTACTAGATTATTTTCTGAATCATATTGGCCTATGCCATTTTTATACAATAATGTCGAACCTTTATTTTTTTCTTCAAATTTTTCTCTCAATGTATTTTCACAATCTTCATATAATTTATAATAAAAACCTTTTGATAAGGTAAAGTTTTTAACTGGGTTATCTAATGCTGAACTAGATTCAAAACCATTTTCAATTGCTGCTGTTTTTCTATCTATAAATACATTTACTATTTCTGTTTGTTCTTTATTTATTTGAGCAATATATCCTGTATTTTGACTTCTTGTTTGTTTTGTTGGAGAGATATTAATAATAATATTAGGGTCTAAATTTCTTTCTACTAATATCCAACGAAACCCACAATAAATCGTATTTTCTTGAACAGCTTTATTTATACTTGGTCTTTTAATATCTTTGTTTTCATTCATTATTTCTGTAACTGATTCATATACTTTAACAAGCTGCATTGTTTCAGGATTAATTTTTTGTACTCTTGGTCCTAAACTTGGTAATTGTTGATTAAACCCAGTTGTAATTTTAGTTTGTTGTGAATTTAATTTATTCATTATTTCTTGATTTGATTTTTCGAGATTATCTATTTTTCTATTAAGTGTATTAACAATTTTTAAAAGCTCCTTTATATTTTCATTATCATTATTAATATTATTATTATTTGATTGGTCTAATGTAAGTTTATGATTTAATAATTCAATTTCTTTTAATAATTCGCTTACTGAATAATTATAATTTTGTATATTGTTATTAATAATTTTTAAAACTATTTGATATGTTAATTTTTTACCAATTAAAAATAATTCTTTTTCATTTTCGTGTCCTAATAAATCATTTACTCTATTTTGTCTTATATCTTCATGATTATGTAAAAAAATTTCAAATTCATTACTTTTATTAACTAAAAAACAATTTAATAATAAACATTCATCATATTTTCCTTTATGTTCAGAGTATCTATCGTGAATTCCTTTTGTACTATGACCGATTTTAACAATATATTCACCATTAGAAAATGATTTAACTTTAATTATATAAACTAATGCACCTGAATTTGAATATTCTTTAAGTAAAATCTTTTCTTTTTCAATAACTTGCTGAAATGCTAACTTTTCTTCCATTTCTTTGTTTTTAGAAATTTCTAATTGTTGAAGCTGTTGTTTCAATTCATCACATTCTTCTTTTGTAATTTCAAACATTATATTTTCTAATTTGATAAAATATTCATGAACTTCGTCTGCTTTTTTTGTTTCAGCTTTTAAACAAAAACGTTTAAATGTATTAATATTTAACATAAATATTTCTTTATTTTGACCACCTTTTGTTTGATTTGTTTGCTTTGCCGGTTGGCAAAGCGATAATTTATAATCTATATTAATTTTAAAATTTTTTTCCAAGACGCGTTTTGCATTTACTTTTTGACCAAAACCTAACCATCCCCAAACATTATCTAAATCAATAACAAAATCATTTTGTGGATTATACTTCAAATAGCAATAAAAACTTGATAAAAATAATTGTTGTTCATAATTAGTAAAATGATTTTTCACTTTTTCAACTAATTTGCTCTGATAATCACCTGAAAATTTAGTAATTGGGTTACTTTCGATAAGATTTACAATATCTACGCTCATTTTAATATGTATATACTATGGACATATCTCTATATTGTTTTTTGCTTTAATAATTAAAAAGGAATAATTAATTATTAAAATATATAAATAATAAACACACGATATATGGTCTCTAATTTGAGTACGCCAACCCGCCCATTCCAGACATTATTCTTAACACGTTATAATTGGTAGCATAAACGCGCACCTTGGCAGTCTTGGTTCCCTCAACGGTAGCATTAGACAACACCAATTGAAGTGTGGCGTTATCAATTCTTGAGAAGTTGCACGTGCCGCTGGGTTGATGTTCCTCAGGTCTCAAAGCAAAGCTGTACACGTTAATACCCTCATCAGGATTTCTGGTGTGGGCTTGGTAAGGTTGAACCCAAGAGAAGTAAGATCCTTCACGCTCAGAGAAGCGATCTTGGCCGTTAAGTTGGAGCTTAGCGGTGACAACAGGGTTTTGGCCCCAGCAATGCATATCCAAAGAGGTCTCAGAAAGAACAAATGTACCAGCATCAGAAACACCAGAGTTATCCAAATGAGAACCAGACTCTTGAAGAGAAGCAATCACTTCAGGAGAAAGACCAGTAGTATTCAAAGGAACTTGTTGACCTCCAAGATTGACCTCATTGTAAGGGTTGGAAGGACCATGCCAGTATCCAGTGAATCCGGCAGGAGGAATGTAATCCAAAGCACCAGCATCTTGGAAAAGACCACGAGCATCAATGAAGGCACGAGAATCAGCAGCAACAGAAGCAGGGCCTCCGAAAGCATGGATGGCATTGGGGAGAGCATCAATAGCATCAGTGTAGTTGAAGGGTTGAGCACCAAGGACCTTGAAAAGAAGAGCATCGCAAGTCAAAGCAGAGCAATAATCAACGTTTTGATCAGGTTGTACAACCCAGATGAGCTCCTTCACGGGGTGATTGAAGTTCAACTTGATCTTGTTACTGGAAGAACCAACAGACTCATCACCAGTGAATTGGAGTTGAGTAATCAAGTACTCATGAGGATTTTGGGCCATTCTGCGGCGCTCATCAGTGTCCAAGAACACGTAATCAACGTACAAAGAGGCAGCAACCAAAGATTGATTGTAGGCAATGGTAGCAGGAACAGGGCGACCAACAGAGTATTGACCGGGAGCACCTCTGTAAGGATTCTCATTGCAGTTCAATGTGGTAACAGCCCACAAGCACTCATCAATAGGACGGATATCAAGATTAATCTTGACCTCATGGTATTGAAGAGCAATCAAGGGAAGAGCAAGACCAGGGTTGGTGCAGAACCAGAATTGAAGAGGAACGTACAAAGTGGTCTCAGGAAGAGCATTGCGAGGAGCGCAAACTTGACGAGGAGCCAAGGAGTCGCAAGGAGACTCAACATCAGAGAAAGAGGGGTCAGTAATGAAGGTAAGTTGAGTAGTATTACCAATCATCTTGAAGTAACCACGTTGTTGCTCAGTAGTCATGGTGAGTTGATTCCAGATATGCATCCAGTCACCATATTGACGATCAATTCTTTGACCACCAATTTCGACTTCAACTTGAGCAATAAGTTGCTCACCAGGGAAATCTAACCAACGGGCATAAACACCGGTGTTTTGACCAGCAGTGTAGTTTCCAAGTCCCATAAGTTGGTTAATCTCGGGAAGTGTGACTTGAAGATAGGTGCGATATGCCAAATCTCCGTTTCTGGAGATAACACATTGTACACGGCGACCGAAATCGGCTTGGCCGTTGAAAGTTTGTTCAATAGATTCAATAGCAAAGTTAGTATATCTGCGATAAGTAACTTTCCAGAAAGTAATTTGAGGATTACCAGTAAGATAAACATCTTGTGCCCCGTAGGCAACTAATTGCATTAGACCACCGCCCATTTTATAATATGGCTAAAGAAAAAAAAATTTTGAAAATAAATTTAATTAATTTAATTAAATTTATAATTATATAAATAATTATTATTATATATAATAATAATTATACAATACATATCTAAAATAATATACCTTAATGATAATATTTTATAAAATACATTTTATTTGTTTATTATAATTAAAAATAATTATATTCTCTAAATATATCTCTATATTTTCTAGTAAACAATCTAAATAACTAAAAAATAAAATTTATAAATAAAATAAATTAAGATAATAATTTATTTAAATCTAAACTAGTCTTCATAAATTTCATTAAATATGAATCATCTAGTATTTCTTTTTTATTTTCGTGATTTTTTGTAAAAACATATGAATCATTGCGTTTTTTAATAGACCAACCTTGTTCTATTGTATTATATAATAATAACATTTTTTGAAATTTAATAGCATCTATTTTACAATCTGTATTTTCTAAATCTTTTAAAGAATCTAAATTAATTTTAATATCCATTAAATAAAAATTAGAAAACTAATTTATATTTTAAACATGAATAAATTAAAAATAATATATTTATATTTATTATTAATTAAATATTATAATTTAAATTATAATATTTAAATGCCTTCTTTCAAGCCAAAAACATCAAAAAAAATTAAATTTAATAAAAAAAGTTCTATTACACTAGATAATAAGCACAAGGAATTTTAAAATGAATTTTCAAAAGATGAAAATAGTACAATACCAGAGTTAAAATTAGAAAGACAAAAAATAAAAGAAATGTTAGAGTTAAAAAAAAATGAGCTTACACTTGAGCAACAATTAGACTATCAGGATAGAATAAATGAAATTACACAAAATATTAAATTTATTAAAAATAAAAAAAAAGAATATTTTTTAGATAATTCTAAACATATTTTTGATTATTTTGAAAATAAAAAAAATATTTCAGAAGGTACAAATAATAATATTTCTGATAAAAATAAATTAGTAAATTCTTTTTTTAAAATTAAACAAACTGATACAATAAATCAAAATAAAAATCATAATATTGTACAAAAATATTTAAGCAATATAGATGATACATTTATTGATGTAAATTCGTATATTTTTCAAACAGATATTTGTCAAATATGTCATAAAGGAGAATTAATTCCTGTAGAAGATGAAGGTATACTAATGTGTAATATGTGTTTTAGAAGTATTATATATTTAATTGAAAATGAAAAACCATCTTATAAAGAACCTCCAAAAGAGGTTTGTTTTTATGCTTACAAAAGAATTAATCATTTTAAAGAAATACTTGCGCAATTTCAAGGTAAAGAAACTACACAAATTCCTCCAGATGTAGTTGAAAATATTAAATTACAAATTAAAAAAGAGAGAATAGAATTAAGTCAAATTACAAATAATAAAACCAAAGAAATTTTAAAAAAATTAGGATACAATAAATATTATGAACATATTCCATTTATTAAAGATAAATTAGGTATTAAACCTCCAATTATGTCACCTGAATTAGAAGATACATTATGTAATTTATTTATTGAACTTCAATCACCATATTCCAGATATTGTCCAGATGACAGAGTAAATTTTTTAAATTATTATTATACAGCATATAAACTTTGCGAACTTTTAGGAGAAACACAATATTTAGAGCATTTCCCAATGCTTAAAGATCGTGAAAAAAGAATAGAACAAGATTCAATATGGCGTAATATTTGTGAAGAATTAGATTGGGAATTTATACCTACTATTTAAAGAAGTAATTATTATTAAATTTAATATATGATTATTTTATATGAAACCAAAAAATAAAAAAATAAGTAATAAAAATAAAAAATTAAAAACTATTAAATTAAAAGAAATAATTGATATCAAAAATAAAACTAAAAAAAAACGTATAAATAAAGAATTAAATAATAAACCTAAAATTAATAAATCTTTGATTAACTTATCAAAAGAACAAAAAGACATAGTTTGTAAAAATTTTTTTAATAAATATGAAACATTTGAAGATAAAATTGAAGAAACCTTTAAAAAAAATAATATTGATTTTTTATCGACAAATTACAATTTAGAAAAACAAATATTAGAAGACTTAAAAAAAGCAGTTAGTCCGTCAAAAATTAATCCTCAAAATGATTTTTATTCTTACATTAATGATAGATGGTTAACTGATTTTGAGGTAAAATCTGGTCAAGAATATATTATTCAAATTGATAATTTTAGATTAGTTCAGGACAAAGTTTTTAGAGAACTAATTGTAATTATAGAAGATTATATTAAAAATAATAATACAATTTTTTCAAATAGTTTAAAAAAATATTATAATTCTTCTAAACATTATAATACAGATAAACAATCAGCATATTATTCAGATTTTTTTGTTAAAAATGTTGATGAATTAAGAAGAGATAAAAAAAATTTATGGAATTTATTAGGTTTATTAAATTATAATGAAATAGTTTCATATGGTTCACCATTTGTTTGGTCATTAAATCCAGACGATAAAAATCCTAAAATATATAGATGTTATGTTGATGCACCACAATTAACATTAATTGATATAAATGTTTATTTTGATTATAATAAAGATGAATATTCAAAAAAATATAAAAAAACATACATCAATTATTTAAATGAAATATTTGTTAATGCATTTGGAAATAAACACAATTATAATGTTGAGGATATTTTTGAATGTGAAATTAAAATTTTAAATGCGTATGATTGTAATATCATTAAAAAAGAAGATCCTAATAATTATAATATAATACATAAATCAGAAGCTTTAAAAAAATTTGGTTTTGATTGGGAATCATTTGCTACAGCATTAGGATTTAAATATATACCTGATTATTTTATTACGTCTAATTTAAATTATCTTTTATGTATGACACAATTATTATTAAATGAATGGGACAATGAAAAATGGAGAACATATTGGATATATATTTATATTAGACAAGTACAAAGGTTTAATGAAAGAGGTCATATTACATATTATAATTTTCATGGAAAATTTGTACGTGGTCAAGAAAAAAATGTAGATATGAATTTATTTCCTATATACACTGTAGGATTTGCCTTTAATTCTTTTTTAACAAATGAATACATTGCAAAATATAAAAATCAGACAGCAATAGATTATGTAAAAACAATGTCTAAAGATTTAAAAACAGTTTTTATAAGAATTATTAAAAGAAATAAATGGTTACAACCAAAAACTAAACTAAAGGCTTTGGAAAAATTAGAAAATTTTAAATTAACAGTCGGATCACCCGAATTATTAAGAGACGATCCATTATTAGATTATCTTAATAATGATTTATGGGGTAATTTAACAAAAGTAGCTATGTGGAGACACGAAAATGCCATCATATTAGAAGGAAAACCTATAATAGATATACCTGTTATCGATTGGACACAATCCCCTCCAAAATTTATTGGTACACAAGCATATGTAGTTAATGCAGCATATACGCCGTCAGAGAATGGTATATATATACCTTTAGGATACATACAAAAACCATTTGTTGATTTAGAAGAAAGAGGTATAGAATATAATTTAGCGCATATTGGCTTCACAATAGCTCATGAAATGTCGCATGCTTTAGATGATTGGGGTAGTAAATATGATTATACAGGTAAATTACATAATTGGTGGACAAAGAAAGACCAGCTTAAATTTAAGGAAATACAAAAGGATGTTATTAAGCAATATGAAAAGTTTGCTTCCTATGATGGAATTATTTTTGATGCCGAACCTAGTATAGGCGAAGATTTAGCAGATATTTCAGGATTAACAATTTGTCGTGAATATTTAAGAGATTTTCAGTTAAAAAATGAAGATAATTTACCAGTTCAAAGATTATCCTTTGAGGCTTTCTTTGTATATTTTGCCATTCAGCACAGACAAAAATTAAACAAAAAAGCTTTAGAAGCACAATTAAAAACAAATCCACATCCTCCAGATAAATACAGATGTAATGTACCATTATCGCGTTTACCAGTATTTAGGACAATATTTAATGTTAAAAAGGGGGATAAAATGTGGTGGCATTCAACGAACAGAGTTTGGGAAGATTAAGGAAAAATATTTAAAAAATATTTAAAAAAATAGGCGTTCAAAATTTTTTTTATAACATATATATATATAAATGCCTAGACATACTCGTCGTCATAAAAAACCAAGAAAGAGCCGTGCTTCTCGTGCCGCTTCTCGTGGTCGTAGCCGTGCCGCTTCTCGTGCTGCCTCTGCTGCTGCTTCCCGTGCTGCTTCTGCTTCTCGTGCTGCTTCTGCTGCTGCTTCCCGTGCTGCTTCTGCTTCTAGATCTTCCTCTGCTTCCCGCAGTGCTGCTGCTGGTCGTGCTGCCTCTGCTGCTGCTTCCCGTGCTGCTTCTGCTTCCCGTGCTGCCGCTGCTGCTGCTTCTCGCGCTGCTTCTGCCAACCGCTCTGCTTCTGCCAATTAAATATAATTAAATTGTAAATAATTAATAAAATAATATTTAATATTATTTTATTATATAAATGTCCACAAAACGTAATAGAGTATTAAGAAAACATAAACGTACAAGAAAACAAAGAGGAGGAAAAAAATGGAAAACAGCAATAGATGCAGCCCAAGATACCTTAAAAAAGACAGGTTCGCTTAAAAAAGCAAAGGCCTCATTGAGAAGCCAAGCTTTATTAAATGCTCGTAAATTATTTGGTTCTATAGGTAAGTCAATCTAAATAAGAAAATAACAAAATAAAATTAATATAAAATACAATTAAAATTTATATTAATTATTTGGTATACCAATTTTTGATGGTATATTATTTTGGAAATTTGGATTATTTATTATGTCATTTGATTTAATATTATTATAATTATTAGGAACAGGATTTGTATTAAAATTAGTTTCTGAATTAGGAACAGGATTAGGTAGAGTATTAGGTAGAGTATTAGGTAGAGTATTAGGTAGAGTATTAGGTAGAGAAATTGTTTCAGGTTTAGGGACAGGAGTTTCATCAACTTTATTTGTTAATGATTGAAGAATCTCATTTTTTGCTTCAATTTCTTTATTTATGGCTATAATCGGTAAATTTGTTGGATTTTTTTGATTATATAAATCTTGAGTTTCACTAGTTGTACCATTATTTTGATACATAGGTACATCATTTGTATTTGTTGTACTTTGATTATTTATTAATGGTTGTGCTTGAGGTGTTGTAGAAACAAACTTTGTAGTTTCATCAATTATTTTGGTAGCCTCTTTTTGTAATGTTTGAATTTGATTTTGTGTAGTCTCTAAAATTTTTGACTCCACAATTGCCTCATATAATTTAACACCATTAACATAATCTAATTCACAATTAATATATAAATCAATTATTAATTTTCGTGTTTTTTCAATATTTTTTTGTAATATTTCTTCAGTTAATTTAGGATTTATTCTAATTTTTTTTTTACCACTATATGGGTCAATAACATATGTGAATAAATTATTTATAACATCCAATAATTTAATTTGATTATCTGCTGCATTTTGAATCATTTTTTTTGTATTTTCAGCATATTTAATAAATAATTTATCTTTCTTATTAACTACATATTTATTTTTAAGTGTTTGTGTATCATTTTGACATCCTTTAAGATTATTAAAATTTCTTAATTTTATATCACTAAATTTTGTAATCTCAGGAGGCATATTTTCATTTCCAGTAAAAGCATTGTAAAATGTTTTTAAATCTTTTATAAATTGTGTTTTTGTTTTTTCAGACATTCCTGTAAATGTACCATTCGAATAATCATAATTATCATCCATATATAATGTCATTAATTCTGGAATACCAGGTTCATCATTTAAACTTTTAGTTGTACCATTTGTTTTGTCTGTATTTATATTACATATCTCTGGTTGTATAGTAATATTATCATCTTTTTCATTTTGTTCAATTTTGTTTAAAGCTCTAATTCTATTATCACAAATATTAAATTTAAACAATTTTCTATTTGAATTTTTTGGAATTTTATCTTTTTCCATTAATCCAGTTTTTATTGTTTCTCCAGATTCGCCTTTATAAGTATAAACCGGGTTAATAGTCATAACAATAGCAGCAAATATATGTGCTATTTTTATGTAAAACTTGGCAATACCTATACAAACACGTTTCTTTTTAATACTTTTTTGAGCATCATTTGATATATCTAAAGATTCTAATTGGTTTTTATTAATAAATATTACCTTTTCTTTAGATAATTCATTTACTTCTAAACCATTTTTAATTCTTTGAGCTAAATAAGTAATTTCCATATCATTGAAATATCTTTTAATAATATCTGATGTTAAAACAACCAATTTATCACAATAATCTTTTTCTGTAACTTTTCTTAAGCTTTGAAAATCCATAGTTAAAATATAATATGTTGCAATATGATCAATGATATCATAAAAATTTTCAAATTCTTTTTCAGGAGATTTATTTGAATTTAAATTAGAAGAAAACAAATTTCCCATAGTATATAATAGTTATTTAAAAAAATTAATAAATAAAATTGAATTAAAAATTTCTTTTCTATAAAAAGAAAAATAAGAATGAACAATGACAACAAAAGTAAAAAGAGAAAACCAAATAATATCGATAAGACAAAATTATGGAATATATTTGATAATGAAATTGAAGAAGAAAAATCAAAAGTTCCCTTAGAATGTATTTATAGAGCTTCCGGAAATAGAGAAATGTGTGAAAGATGTGAAACAATTTTAGCATTTTCAGATGAGGGATTTTTAACATGTACAAATACAAAATGTGGCATTGTATATAAAGATATTGTTGATCAATCTGCTGAATGGCGATATTATGGTGCTGATGATAATCAAAATTCAGATCCTACAAGATGTGGTATGCCAATTAATCCTTTATTAGAAGAGTCATCATATGGATGTAAAGTATTATGTGTTGGACATATGTCATATGAAATGAGAAAAATTAGACGATATACGGAGTGGCAATCTATGCCATATAAAGAAAAATCACAATATGATGAATTTCAAATTATAACTACTATGGCACAAAATGCGGGTATGCCTAAAATGATTATTGATGATGCTATTCGTTATCATAAAAAAATTTCCGAATATGAATTAACGTTTAGAGGTGATAATCGCGATGGTATTTTAGCAGCATCCATTTATATTTCTTGTAGAATTAATAATTTTCCTAGAACAGCAAAAGAAATCGCAAATATATTTCATTTGGATGTAACAAGTGCTACAAAAGGATGTAAAAATGCGTTGGCAATTATAAATAATTTAGAAAAAGATATGGTTAACGGAGATAAAACGAATTTAGGTAAAACAAAACCCGAAGATTTTATCCAAAGATTTTGTAGTAAATTAAATATAAATATTGAGCTCACTAAACTTTGTCAATTTATTTCGATGAAAATAGAAAAAGGAGATATTATGCCTGAAAATACTCCACATTCAATTGCGGCTGGAATTGTATATTTTATTTCACAAATTTGTAAATTAAACATAAGTAAAAAGGATGTTAAAAATGTAAGTGAAATTAGTGAAGTAACAATTAACAAGTGTTTTAAAAAATTGGAGAAAATTCAAGATGATTTGATTCCAGCAGTCATATTAAAGAAATATGCTGTATAAATAATATAAATATTGAAACAACTTTAGTTAATAGTTTATTTTAAAATAAAAAAATAGATTTACACTATAAATGTCTAATATTTCAAATGAAGTAAATAAAGTACCCAAACGTGTTTTTATTGTTCCTTATAGAAATCGTGTTCAACATAAATTTTTTTTTAGCAAGTATATGAGTTTTATTTTAGAGGATTGTGATGATTATGAAATTTATTTTTCTCATCAATGTGATGCCAGAACCTTTAATAGAGGAGCTACAAAGGATATAGGGTTTTTAGCAGTAAAAGAAAAATATCCAAATGACTACAAAGATATTACATTTATTTTTAATGATGTAGATACAATTCCATTTAATAAAATTTTTGATTACCAAACTACTTATGGTGTAGTAAAACATTATTATGGGTTTAAATACGCACTTGGTGGAATTGTTGTAATGAAAGGCGCGGATTTTGAAAAAATAAATGGGTTTCCATGTTTTTGGGGTTGGGGTATGGAGGATAATGCATTACAAAAACGTTGTGATGCTTATGGATTATCAGTAGATAGAAGTATATTTTATGATATTGGTAGTCCGGAAATTCTACAATTATTTGACGGAATATCAAGAATAATAAGTAAAAAGGATCCTTGGAGAGGCGAAAATGATGATGGAGTTGATGGATTAAGAACAATTCATCAATTAAAATATTCAATTGATGAAAAATCAGAAAACCCAAATGATAATTTTTTTATTGTACATAATTCACGCATATTTTTTATAAACATTTCTACTTTTTTAACACGTATACAATTTGGTTCAGAAGAGTATTACAATTATGATTTAAGAGAACCAAAAAGAAAAATTATAAATCCTGATAAAATTAAAGAGACAACAAAAACAGTTGTATCAACAAATGATTGGTCAAATATTCCTTATTATCCAACAAATAGAGAGATGCGTGAAAATGTGGCAAAATATTTAATGTCGATGGGAAAACAAGTACCAGAAACATTAATTAAACAAATTGAAGAAGATAAGCGCAGAGAAGTACAAGAAGATAAATTTAATAATTTTCAAGCACAACAACAAAATATACACGTTAATCAAGTTCATCAACCACAACAAGTCCCTCATAAATTTTCACCTCAATATGCAGCCTATGTGGGAGCAAAACCAAGGGCACAAGCTAGCGCCAGAATTGGTTTAGGTGGTTTATTGTAAAAAAATATTATTATAATATATGAGAAAAACAAAGCGTAATAAAATTAAAAAAAATAAAACATTAAAAATAACAAATAGTAAAAAAACAAATTTTATACATGAAATAGTTAAAGAATGGGTAATTCAAACAAAAGGAAGAGTAGTCATGGATAAAAAAACAGAATACAAATATGATTACTATTTATTATTTAGTAATTATGATGATTACAATAATCATATTCATTTATTATTAAATAATTATCATGATGATCATAATAATTATAATAATATTAAATATATGTTAAAAAAATATAATATAAAAACAAAAAGAATAATACATTCTAAAAAATATAAAATAAATATATTTTCAGACCCAGTAAAAATAGTTTATAATATGATACAAAATTATAATAATTTTATAAATAATTAATTTTATTCTTTATCCGTCATTCTTTATCCGTCATTCTTTATCCAAACATAAACTATTTCATTATAATCATTTTGACGTTTTGATTTCTTATATGGATAAGAAATATATGCCTCTCCTAATAATTTTACTAATACATTATCATATACTTCTCTACACACATTTATAATATAATGTCCTCCATTTTGAAGACCATTATATGTTTTCGTAAAAATAGGTAGATAAAATTTTTCATCCATTTCTTTTTTAGACGCATACTTTGGATTATTCTCATATTTTTGTATGAAATAATATGGTGGTGAAGTAAAAACCAAATCATATACTAAATTATTGTAGTCAATATTTAACGCATCATCAAAAATCATCTCTATTGTAGTGGGTGATTTTTTTCCCAAATAGGAGACAAGATTGCCATATGGTTCTTTCAAACTGCTATTGATTTCAATGCCAATATATTTATCCAAATTTAACGCCGCCGCAGCAACAGCAGCACCACCCCATCCAGCACAAAAATCTAACACACATTTCGGTTTATATTTTGAGTATATTTCCATATACACAAGCGGTCTTATAATATTAATCGCACTTATACAAATATTGTACACTTCTTTTAAAACCTTGTATTCCGATTTTGTATTATTTTTGTTTTTTACATCTCTATAATAGGTAAGCATAGTTTGAATAAATTTCTTTTTTTTAAACTCGTCTAAATTAACAATAAATTCGTAAAAATTTATATCGTATTTTCCCTTTGTTTCTAGACGTTGAGTAAAAGTAAAATAGTCAACAATATTGTTGCCTACAAGAGATCTAGGCGATATTTCTGAAATATTTGTTCCTATTTGAATTAATTTGTCCATCTCTCTATCAATTGTTTCCAAAGATATATTTTTAATACTCTTTGATATTTTTTCTTTTTCTAAATCAGTATACTTCTCATTTAACATTTATTTTTAAATGAGAGAAAATATAATAATATTTTACAAAAATATTATTATAAAATAATTTAAAATAGCAATATAATTATTTAATTCTTCTTGTACCCTTTCTTCTTCTTGTACCCTTTCTTCTTCTTGTACTCTTTCTTCTTCTTGTACCTTTTTTTCCACCACCGCTTTCAAGGTTAACCCTATTTTTTAAACATTTAAGCCTAAATAATGCCTCTTTTTCATCAGCATACTTTTTACAACCTACATTTTTATCAGGATGTGTAAATAGTCGTGATTTTATATAATCCTTACGTTTTAAACAATTTGTGTTCGGAACACTAAACTTCCAAGCTGAACAATTTTCTGGACCTTCATCTTCTTCAGCGTCACCACGAGAGTTTGGCATAAGAGGTTTTGATTCTTCATTACGTGGAGGCGGAGGTGGAGGAGGTTCATTACGTGGAGGTGGACGAGGTTCATCACGTGGAGGTGGACGAGGTTCATCACGTGGAGGTGGACGAGGTTCATCACGTGGAGGTGGACGAGGTTCATCACGTGGAGGTGGACGAGGTTCATTTTTTGAAGAATAACGTTCACGATTCATAGGTTTTATTTTTCTTTTCCTTAATAAATCAATAATATCTTGTTTAAAACTCCCGCGTCGAAACTCTATACCTTTTTCTTGACACAAATTTGATAATTCACGTATAGACCAATTTTCATATTCATCATAATCATCACGCGGAGGTTGATCACGTGGAGGCGAAGGTTTACGTGGAGGCGAAGGTTTACGTGGAGGTGGAGCAGGTCTACTACCTGAATTTTCACGATCCCATTGTTCTAATGCACTAATAAATTGATCTTTTTCAATAAAAGGTTTTGTATTTATTCCTTTCTCTCTAGCCATTTCTCTTAGTTTTGATATTGAATAATTACTATATTTAGAATTATTAGAATTAACTCCAGAATATTCAGAATCAGGTTTAGGTTCAGGTTCAGGTTTAGAAGCAGCAGGTTCAGCTAAAGGAATCTCGTCATAATTAATAATTGTAATATCACTCATAGGAAGTGGATATGTTTGTCCTGTCTTAACTTTATTATTTAAAAGTTCGCATGTAGCAGTAGGTGGAACACTATCATCATTTCTATTTAAAACTAAAAAAAAATAATAATAATCTCCTTGTTGATACCTAACATATTGTCCTGGTTGAATATTAGGATATTGTTCAGGTTCATCTTGTTCCATCTCATTCTCGTCGTCTTCATCTGATTCATTTACGTTAAAGGATTGGTAGGGATTAGTTGCGTCAACTTTACCACTAAACCAATCATGGCTATGTTTGGAATAATCAGAATAATTAGAGTATCCGGGATTTAAATTAAAACCTGCAGGCCTAAGGTAGCTTTTATGTACAACGATGGTATGTTGTGTTGGTAGATCAGTAAAACCATCTAATTTTACAATGCGTACATAATCTCCTTCTGTGGCAATTACTTTAACACGATGAGTTCCTTTTTCATCAATATAATTATAAATAGTATCTCTATCTGGACCAAAATAAAAACTCATTATATAGTATAAAAATATTTTTAAATTTTAAACATTATAATTTCCTTAATAGATATTAATTGTATTTAGTTTATTAATTCATTACAATAATTGTTTATCATTTTATATTTTTTATTATTATTTTTTTTATATAATTGATTATTATGTATTCTATAAAATAATTATTTAATTTAAATTTAAAAATAATTATTATAATATTATTATAATAATTATGAATAATATTTCTGATATAAAACACGCTTTTTATATAAATTTAGCATCAAGACCTGATAGAAAACAACATGTAGAAGAACAATTGAATATATTAGGTATTAACGCAGAACGTTTTAACGCTATTAAACTACCTAACGGGGCATTAGGTTGCAGTATGAGTCATTTAAAGTGTTTAGAAAATGCAAAACAAAATAATTATCCGCATTTACTAATAGTAGAAGATGATATTAAATTTTTAAATCCTGATTTATTCAAAAATCAATTAAATATATTTTTATCAAATCATGTTAATTGGGATGTAGTTATTATTGGTGGTAATAATGTGCCACCTTATCAAAAAATAGATGATACATGTGTTAAAGTTACTAGCTGTCAAACTACTACGGGATATTTAGTAAATGGACACTATTTTGATACTTTAATTGATAATTTTAGAACAGGTATTAAAAAACTTATTGAAAATCCACAATTACACACTGAATATGCGATTGATAAATATTGGTTTCATCTTCAAAGGAGTGATAATTGGTTTTTAATTATTCCTTTAACAGTCATCCAAAGAGAAGACTATAGTGATATTGAAAAAAGACCTACTAATTATACAAAACTAATGACAGATTTAGATAAAGAACATTTCTTTAAACAACAACAAATTATTTTAAATATGTCATCTAATAAAATTACCCAATTAAATATAACAACCGAACCAATTAAATCAAATATTAAAATGAATACAGAAGCTAAAAAACCATCAATGAAGATTAATATGAAAATGTAAATTAAATAATTACATTAAATTTTGTTTTCTTGTACTAATTTTGGAAAATCACTTAGTTCAATATCTGTAAAATATTTATTTGTGGCTATTAAAAGCATATCTTGTTTAAATTTAAGACTAAGATTAAATCCTATTGCATAGTCCTCTAAAAATTCTCTTTCAATGTTTTCTCTCTTTAAAAGTAAATATTGAATCGCTTCAGAAGAGAGAAAATAAAATCTACCACTACAATATTTGGTTACATATAATGGCAAATGTTTTGGCAATTCTGGATGAAGTCTATGATATTCGGATAAATAGGGTTGTTTCACATCAACAATAAATCCGCCATAATGAGGTGTAGGTTGTTTTGCTTTGATTAAATTACATAACATATCAAAGAATTTATTATTCACTAAAATTTGGTCATCATCAGTTTTGAATAAGTATTTAAAATTAAATACACGACTAACAGCAGAATAAGCAGCAATCACTTTTTTAGGTAAGGAGTTATAATCATCTGCTACTTTTACCCATAAAATATTATTTTCGTTATCAAAATTAAACTCACTATCCATTGTTTCATCGCCAATTACGTGGTAGTATTTTAAGTACGTTGGTATTTGTTTAAGCCAAGTCATTTTCTGGAAAACAGCCTTTTTCGCATATTTCTTACAATTCATGATAAGCATTATAAATTCTTGATCAATCATTTAAATATAAAATAAATTTATATTTAAATATATATATTATTTTAGTTATTAATTTCTTTTATAATTTGATTTGCCATACCTTCTAGTTCAAATAAATGTTTAATCTCATTATAATATTCAAACATTTTATTATAATCGTTCTCTGTTATAGATTCCAATTTTTGTTCTAGACTATTAATTTGTGATATATGTAAAGAAATACATAATCTATTATAGTCAATAATATTTTTAAATGGTAACCACTCAATGTCATTCCATAAATAAATTGGAATTGTTCCTAATTGAAAACACTCAAAAAATCTAAAAGAACCTCTACCATATCCTCTTGGAGCTAGAGAAAATTTAGAATCTCTTGTTAAATTCACAAATTTTTTTTGTAAATCTATGCCTACAGATGGCGTCCACCCACCAGAATTATAAAATATAAATTTTGGATTTGAAGTTAGTTTATCTTTCATTATTGCTCTAACATTTGGTTGAACATGATTAGATGTAATGTTTCCTATAAAAGAGCATAAAAATTGTTTTTCAGAAAACGATTTTTTTGGAATATTTGGTAATGTATTATTAATATCTTGATAAATTAAAGGAATAGGAATATTTCCTGAACAGGCACCATAGATAATTGTATTTTTAGGTAATTTTAATTTTGGTCCATCATCATATTGAACAATTGTAAAATATCCATTTTCTGATGGATTATCATTTATCCATTTATTTAATGAATTTTGCATTTCTTGTTTTTTAGATTCAAACCATCCTTCAATTTGAAAATTAGTCCATAATGCAGGTATGTATTTTCTTTTAAAATCAATTCCTTCGGTTGTAACTTTTTTTAAAAAATACTCTTCTAAATATAACCCATTTTTAAAAGGAGGATAGGTATCTTTATTTTTACAATAAAATAATGAATTAGAAATCATTTATAAATAATAATAATATTTATTTAGACAATTATATAAATTTAATAAATATAAATATATAATGTTTACTGAAGAAGAGATAAATGATATATATCTAACTAAAATAAAATTACCAGAATCATATTTTAACAAATATAATAATAAAATTCCAAAATGTCCTGTAAAATCGTTTGGTTACGCATGGAGTTATCGTGACTTTCCGAGGAACTTTTGTATTTTGGATTTTATTGAATGGGTAGAAAAATATAAAATTACAATTAAACATCTTGGTTATACATGTGAGACTGATCCTGAGTTAGAATTTATAAATCCTTTAAAAAAAACATTGGTTTCATATCCTTCATATGATTTACATAATATTTCAAATAACTTTAAAGAAGAGTTTGATTTTTTTATATTTAATCAAACAATAGAACATTTATATAATCCTTTTGAAGCTGTTAAACAAATTTATAATATAATAAAACCTGGTGGTTATGTATTTACTTCTGTACCAACAATAAATATTCCTCATATGACACCTATTCATTTTAATGGATTTACGCCAATGGGACTCTCAATGTTATTTAAAACAGCAAATTTTGAAATAATTGAAATAGGACAATGGGGTAATTATGAATATATTTCAAAATTATTTCATACACATTCTTGGCCTAGCTTTAATACTTTAAGTGATTTTACAAATGAAGACAAAAATGTAGCACAATGTTGGATTTTAGCAAGAAAAAATTAATATAATTCTGTATTGTCAATTGGATATTTACAAGTACTATTTGGTGTTTCAATGTAATCAGGTATATAACACTTTTGAATTTTATCTGAAAAAAAAGCTGCACACCAAGATAATGTACTTTTTGAACAAATTAGTGTTTCTGCTTCTTTCATAATATAATAATCTGTTAAAACATCATTATGTTCAATAAACATTTTAATATTAACACTTTCAAGATATTTTTTAATACAATTAATATATGAATTTTCAAAGTCAGTTATAGGTTTTTTACAAACAATACATAATAAATCTGTCAAAATATTTTTATTTAATAAATTAATTATTCTTTCAACCTTTAAATATAAATTATGTGTCACAAAATCTTCTAACCTAATATGTAAAACATTTTTATATTTTTTATTAAATAATAATGGTGTATTAATTATATCTATCATATAAAATTTTTCACATTTATTATCTCCAGCATTTATACCATCTGTTAATACATAATGGTCTGTATGATCATTTATAAAATTTATTATATTTTGTTTATTTAATTTATAAATTAAATCATGTTGATAAAATTGTGTCATATTAACCCCATTTTTTATTTTTAAAATAATATTAAGATTAATTTTTTTTTTATTAATTATGTTTTTTATAATTTCTATAAATTCATTATCATCACATTCTGACACTTGTTTATTATTGATAGTATATGTTCCATTGTAATGTATACACATTATTACTGAAGCCATATATCTAAAAATAGCATTACCTAGTCTACCACTTATACAAAAATTAATCAACATAATATAATATAATATAAAATAATATAAAATAATATAAAATAATATAAAATAATATAAAATAATATAAAATAATATAAAATAATTTAAATATTTATATTATTTATGTTCAGTTTATGTATTCCTACAATGAATAGATTTGATATTTTTTTATCAAAATATTTAGTAAAATATTTAAATAATGAATATATTAATGAAATTATTATAACAGATGAAAATGGAAATGATATAGAAAAAATAAAACGTGCCTTTCCTGATAGTGAAAAATTAGTGCTTATTAAAAATGAAAGACAATTAGGACCATTCTTAAATAAATTAAAGGCTTGTTCATTCGCAAAAAATGAGTGGATTGTTTTAATGGATTCTGATAATTTTGCCTATAAGGATTATTTTATTGTAGCAAAAAAATATATTGAAGAAAAAATTGGTGATCAAAAAAATATAATTTTGGCACCTTGTAAAGCTAGACCAAATTTTGATTATTCACATTTATCTGGATTTATATATAAAAAAGGCGATTTTGATAAAAATAATAAACTTGAAAAACAAATTATAAAATCAAAAAATTCGCCAAGTATACCTTTAATGAATACTGGAAATTATATAATTAATAAATATTTAATTAATAATTTGAATTTACAAAATGAAATGAATAATATAAATAAAACCTCATCTTGTGATGTAATTTATTTTAATACATTATTATTCGAACAATTGGATTTAAATATGTACATTGTCCCTAATTTAGAATACGACCATGCAGTTCATAATGGAAGTATATATAGAGAGACTTGTAATAAATATATAGAGTTTAACAAATTAGTTATTAATAGATATAATAATTTAGTTTAAATATATATTAAAAAATATTATAAATAATATATAGTAATGTTTAATAATTGTAATAGTAAAACAAATGGTGAATTGTTATTTTATAATTTGATAAAAGATAAAATTACTACTATTTTTGATATTGGTTGTAGAAATGATTCAGAATTTATAAATTTTAATGGTGAAGTTCATTATTTTGACCCTGTAGATAATTTTATTAATGAATTAAAAAACAAAAATAATAATAATTTTAAATCATTTTATAATAATTTTGGGTTATCAAATGAAACAAAAGAATTATTTTATTTTCCAAAATATCAATCTTTTTATGATAGAATTAATAGTTGTAAAATAAGTGACGAAGACAATAAAATAGTTTTACAAGTTAAAACAGGAAAGGAATATATGATTCAACATAATATTAAAAATATCGATTTTATAAAAATAGATACAGAAGGTTATGAATTTAATGTAATAAAAGGATTTGAAGAATATATTGAAAATATTAGTATTATTCAATTTGAATATGGTGGAACCTTTTTGGATAATAAGGTTAAATTAAATGATGTAGTAAATTATTTAAAGAATTTAGGGTTTCATAAATTTTGTTATTTAACACCAAATGGACTAATTTTTATTACAGATTTTAAGGATCATTATCAATATTGTAATATTGTTTGTTTAAATAAAAATTTAGAAAAATATCCATTTAATATATAATAATTTAGTTTAATAGTATTTAAAAATATATTTATAAATAATAAATGCTAATTCCATTACACGATTTGGTGAAAAAATACAATATTCAGTTTAAAGGTGTTTTACACGTAGGCGCTCATGAATGTGAAGAAATAAAGGATTATGAAATGTATTTACCTAGAAGTCAAATTTTATGGATAGAAGCATTACCAGGTAAAGTTAATCTTTGTAAGCAAAAATATCCAAATGTTCTTATTGAAAATGCTGTCGTTTCTGATGTTATAGAAATAGTTCGTTTTAACGTATCTAATAATGGTCAATCCTCATCTATGTTAGATTTTGGTCTTCATTCTACTTTTCATCCACAGGTTCGTTATATTACTTGTTTTGAAGCAGAAACCAAATTGTTAAAAAATATTCTTCCAAACTATAATATTAACTATAATTTTTTAAATTTAGATATTCAAGGTGCTGAATTAAAAGCATTAAAAGGTATGGAGGAATATTTACCAAATGTTGATTATATTTATACAGAAGTAAATTCCGATTATGTTTATAAAGAATGCGCGTTAATTACTGAGTTGGATGAATATTTAATTAAATTTGGTTTACATCGTGTTGAAACAAAATGGTGTGAAAATTATAGATGGGGAGATGCATTATATATTCGCAAATAACAAAATTAAATAAAAATTAAATAAATACTTAAAGTTTATTATTTATTTAATTATATGTCACTCACATTATCAAGTTGTTTTTATATTATTAAGTCTAAATTTGATCCTAGCACGTATATAAACTGGATGAATAATTTTATTTCTATTGTTAATAAATTTAATTTAGTCATTTACACAGATGAAAATAGTTCAAAATATATAAATACAAAAGATAATCCAAAAATAAAAGTTGTGATTAAACCTATTGAGCAGTTTTATAATTTCAAGTACAAAGATTATTGGATTGAAAATCATAAGAAAAATTTTCTTTTAAATGACAAATCAAATTGGGAATTAAATATGTTATGGTCTGAAAAAATATGGTTTGTAAAAGAAACAATAGAGAGAAAATATTACGAAACTGAATATTATGGTTGGTGTGATATTGGTTATTTTCGCAATAGATATAATGATTTACATAGTAGCAAATTGATGAATTGGCCTAATCAAGATAAAATTTTTAAATTAGATAAAAATAATATTTATTATTCTTGTATTAATAATAGTAATTCATATATGGATTATTTAAATAATATTGTTAATAATAAAAATTCAAATGGGTTACCGGTACAACCAATACCAGATACACAAAATTCTATAGCAGGTGGTTTTTTTATTATTCATAAAAATAAAATAAATTGGTGGTCAGAAACGTATGATAATAAATTAGAATTATATTTTAAAAATAACTATTTGGTAAAGGATGATCAAATTATACTAGTAGATTGTATTTTTTCAAATATAAATCATTTTATATTATTTAGAGAGAACAATTATGGATTTGATAATTGGTTTATGTTTCAAAGAATATTTAATTAAATTATTTGATACTTAAATTATAATTGGTTTGTTGTTAATATACCTTTTCTAAAGGTATAGTAATATGATTAGTATTTTAATGCCTATTTATAATGGAATTGAATTTATTGAAGAATCTGTTTCATCTATCTTAAGACAAAATTATGAACAATGGGAACTCATTATAGGTATAAATGGACATCCACAAAATTCAGATGTATATAAAATAGCAAAAGAGTACGAAAAAAAAAGTGGCAAAACGGGACAAGCCTTGGGAAAAATTCGGGTTTTTGATTTTTATCAAATTAAAGGTAAATCAAATACACTAAATGCAATGGTAAAGTTTTGTAATTATGATTATGTTGCATTATTAGATGTAGATGATATTTGGCACGATGAAAAACTGAATGTTCAATCTCAGCTATTAAACCATTTTGATGTAATTGGTTCCAATTGTGTTTGGTTTGGAGACAGAAATGGTATTATACCACCAATACCTGTAGGAGACATTAGTAAATATAATTTTTCTTTAGTTAATCCAATTATTAATTCAAGTTCTATTATAAAAAAAGAACTATGCTATTGGAATGAAAATGGAATAGAAGATTATGATTTATGGCTTAGATTAAGAAAACAAAACAAAAAATTTTTTAATTGCAAAGCTATACTTGTTAAACATAGAATTCATAGTGCATCTGCTTTTAATGCAAAAGGGAATGATAATAAAGTAGATGATTTGTTAATTAGTCATGGTTTCAATTCTCGTTAAAAAATTTATTTATAGTATATGTATTTTATGCCATTCATGAGGAAATAAGTCTCTTGTGTCGTGACCAGCCGCTTCACCAAACCATACAGCAGGATAACAAACAATTTTATCTGGATTTGTATTAAAATGAGCTCCCCACCAACTAAATGAACTATTTGCAATAATATTATGCTTACAACAACTCATTAATATCATTTGTTCCCAATCACTTAATGTATTTGATGCCTTAGTAAAAGTAAAATTAGGGTACACATTTTTTAATTTATTAATTGTTTCAGTTACCTCTAAAATATCTTCCTCTTCACAAAAATACAAAACATTTTTGATTTCAGTTTCATTTGAAATATTAGTTATCAAAGAGAAAGCATTTAAGTAATATTCTAATTTCATAATGGGGTGATAATGTTGTAATTTTTTATAATCACCCAGTCTAAAATGAATACTAATTGTGTTATTTAAATAATCTTGACTAATATTAGAATTTGTAATAACATTTTTTTTAATTTCTTCTATTCCAATTATTCTACAAATAAATTCAAAATTATGCGCAAAATATTTGTAACTTTGAAAATAACCATATAAACAAATATCTTTTCCTTGTTGAGAAAAGAAATCAATTGGATTATATCTAAAATTGGCTTCTTTTATTACTAACATTTCTGGAAATTTTTTTGTAGTAAATATTTTTAATCTAGATAAAAAATTATTCCAATATGTTGGTCGTACTATTGTTTGACCGCCACTACCCAATTTATCTATATCAATAAATGCAAATTTCTTTCTTGTATTAATTGCACACGATATGGTTGTAAATATTTGGAAAAGTTGATTTCCAAGACCGCCCATTAAATTACAAGTAATCATATATTATTATTTGTAATTTTTTTAAACCTTTTACTTTTGTAATGTCTATTTTTATATAGTTAAATTATTATAAAATATTTATATATAAATGGCAAAAAACCCGTATTTTTTTCCTTTTGAAATTGTAAATAATAATGAATTAATTACAGGTGATAATTATTATATGAAAGTAAATGATAATATTATTAAAAAATTTGTTGATAAAAAACGCAATGTTCCAGTATCTGATTTGAAAGGTATTTTTGTACGTCTACATACAGAAAAGTATGGAGTAAATACAACTGAATATGCTGTATTTAAAAATGTTTATATAATGAATAAAATATATAAACCTGGTTTATGTAATTTTATGTTGATTCGTTATCCAGATGGAATTCTTGCGAATGATGATTGTGATAATTTTAGCGATAGTTTTAAAAATAGATTAGTGAATGAAGATAGAGAGGTTTATTTAGCGGTGAATGTATGGAAATTTGGTATTCCTACACAAGAAAAAATAATGATTCAAAGAACTTTAGAGCAAATAGAACCCAATATAAATGAAATTTTGACAAAAGAAGTCAGTAAATTTAGAGGAATACAAACTTTGAAAGGGGGTAGAAAAATTAAAAAAAATAAAACTAGACGAGGTTCTAGACGTTTAAAAAAACATAAAATAAAAAAAAGATATTAGAAATCATCACTAAAAACAAATGCGTCATCTGAATTTTTATTTGCCAAAGCATAAGCGTCTGATTTTTTCTCAAAGAAATTAGATTTTGATTCTAAACTAATTAGCTCCATCCAAGGAAAACAATTCGTCACATTATAAATCTTTTTGTATCCTAATTGTACGCATAATCGGTCAGCAACAAATTGAATATATTGTGTCATCATTTCTGAATTCATACCAATTAAGCGACATGGTAATGCCTCACAAATAAATTCAGTTTCAATTTCAACTGCCTCTTTAATAAGTTCATGAATACGAGATTTATCCATTTTTTTCAATAATTTGCTGTATAAAAGAATAGCAAATTCGCAGTGGAGTGCTTCATCTCGTGAAATCAATTCGTTACTGAATGTGAGACCAGGCATTAATCCGCGTTTTTTCAACCAATAAATGCTACAAAAAGCGCCACTGAAGAAAATTCCCTCTACACATGCAAAGGCAACTAATCGGGTAGCAAAACTACTGCGATTATCGTGAATCCATTTTTGTGCCCAGTCTGATTTCTTTTTAATACAAGGAAAATGTTCAATCGCATTAAAAAGCTTATTTTTTTCTTCCTTTTCTTTAATATATGTCTCAATCAGAAGACTATATGTTTCACTATGTATATTTTCCATTGCAATCTGAAACCCATAAAATGCTCTTGCTTCAGAAACTTGTATTTCGCTCATAAATCGTGAAGCCAAGTTTTCCAATACAATTCCATCACTAGCAGCAAAAAAAGCCAAAATCATTGATATAAAATGTTTTTCATCACCATTTAAGCTTTCCCAATTTGTTAAGTCTTTCGACAAATCAATTTCTTCGGCTCGCCAAAAACAATCTATTTGTTTTTTATACATTTCCCATATGTCATTATGCTTTATGGGAAACATTACAAATCTATTATCGTCAGGTGCTAGTAAAGGTTCAGTATTAATTTTAGACATCCTAAATATAATATTACAAAGATTTTAAATTATTATAAAATATTAATAAAATAAAATAATAGTTGAATATTTTAAGAATGAATGTTATAAGAATGAAAATAGTTCCTGTGAATTACACACATTTAGAGAATAGGGAACACCATTTTTTACAGATAGAACAATTAATTGAGGCAAAAAGAAAAATGTTATTAGATAAACAACAAAAAATTAAATTTATCTCAAAACAAAACCTTTTTTTGAATGAAATTAAAGATGATTATAATAAATACTATAATTATATTGCACAACAAAAAAGAGAGCAAATGGAAGCTTTACATTTATTAAATAAATATATTATTGATTTAACTAATTCAGGTGAGTTAAGTAAAAATAATATTAAAGATGCGAAATATGAACAAGACAAAATTTTATCGGAATTAAGTAAAATTAAAAATAGTTTAGATAATATTATTAATGATACAAATGATATTAATAGTACGCTAAAAGAAAAAAACATAATTTAAGATAAATTTAATATTAATTTAATATATAGTTATGAGTAATGATTTTATACAAGACTTTGACAAAAGTTTATTAAGATTACAAGAATTAAATCAAGCTATTGAGGCTAACATTGCAGTCAAAAGAGATTTTTCTACAAATGTTATTAGTAGACTTCAATCTATAAATGTCAAAATTCAAGAATTAGCAGGAAGAATTAAAGAGTTAAAATCTCAACTTGGAGAATTACAAACACGAGTAGAAACAAATGATAAAAATATTGAAGGCAGTAATACAGAAATAGGTAGACTACAATCTGTAATTCAACAACTAACTAGTGAAAGAGATAATGCTAAGGCTGAAATGGATCAATTTAAAAAACAATATATGTCTGATACTCAAGATTTTCAAAAAAGAATAGATGATTCTGAAGAGCAAATAAGAAGATTGACAGACATAAATAAATCCTTAGAAGGAGAACGTGATAGTTTAAGAAATGAATTACAGGGTAAAGGTGATCTAGCCGCACAACATGCTACAGAAATTTCAGGATTACAAAGTCAAAATTTGGCAGCAATGGATGGTTTACGTAAACAACACGAAGACCAAATGAAACAACGTGAATCCGATTTAGAAGCACAAATTTTAGCTAATCAACAACAAATAGATGGACTTCGAAAGCAAATAGATGATAATGCTGCTCAACTTGCTACAGAAACAAATAGATTTCAACAACAAATACAAGAGTCTCAATCCCGTATCGAAGAATTAAATAAACAAAAACAAGCAAGTGAAGGTGAGGTAGTAATATTAGAAGCACAAGTTACAAGTTTACGTAGTCAAAATGATGAATTAATTCAAAAAATTATAGGTGCGACACTAGCTATAAATGAAGCTATGAATAGATTACAAGAATTAAATGACCCTTCTTCTTTTAACCAAGGAGACCTACAAAAGGCATTTGCTGAGGTTGAATTATCTATTCAAGAAATTAGTAATGCAATTCAAGGAAGATCTGGAAATCCTGAAAATTTTGGAAATCTTAAGCAAGCTGAAAATTCCAATATTTTTGGTGCTAATTATTTTGATGATAACACATTATTTAAAATTGCAGGAATGGAATTTCAATTGGGTAAAATAAAAGAAGAACTTATTAAAAAAGGAAAACAAGAAGGTAATCCTAATTCAAAATATTTTAAAGCACTAGAACAAATAAATAAAGCAACTAATCCATCAGACATACCTAAAATTATAAGAAATAACAATATTACAACCTCAAGTGGAAGAGGAAGTGGAGAAAATATATTTAAGGGCGGAAAAACAAAAAAAAAATATAGAGGTGGTTATTATTACAATAAAAATGCGCAACGTAAAAGTATACCTACAACAACTTTAAGAAGTTCAAGAAAACGATCAGGAAGAACTTCAAGAAGAAGTTCAGCAACAACTTCAAGCAGAAATACAAGAAAAAAATTTAAAAGAACATTTAGAAGATAAATAATTATATAAATTATTATAGCAAAATTATTGTAATAATTTATTTAACATTCCTTTTAATCCCGGTAAATATCTACAATTATCAGGCCAAATTCCTCTAACTATTCTATGATTTGTCGCAGCAATTGTACATCTTTTTTTAATAATATCTTTTTTCATTTTATAAACCCTTTTCCAAGTGCGTTGAATTAATTTTATCCATATTGTTTTAATTATACTAACACAATGTCCTGATTCTAAACGTATATTTTCTCCTATTTGTGGTTTAATATAATTTTGTCTTGTGATTATATTAGAATAATTTTTAATAAATTTATGAGGTGTAATTGTATTTAATATTTGTATATATTGCGTATTATACATATTACAAATTTCATTTATTGTACTCATGTCAAAATATTTTAAAGTACAAATATTTAAATAATTTTTATCTACATCATTATTTGGTTTACCATGTATTGTTTCATGAAATAATTCACATAAAATAAGATTATATTTTGTACTACTTACTTCATCATCTTGATAAAATATTTCGTCTTCATAATCGCTATAATCACTATTATTATCAGAATATTCATTATTATCAGAATATTCATTATTATTATTTGTAGCAATGTAACCTTGTGTCATTATAAAAGTTTACAATATATAATTCTTTATAATATTATTCAATTTTTTTTAAAACTATATATATATAAATGAAAATACCCAAGGTTTTAAAAAATTTACTTACTAATAAAATTGTTTTAAATATAGTTGGTATACTATCCATTTTTAATATGATTGGCTATTTAGTTACTGGTAATATAATGCCTATATTATTTTTTACTGTTTTAGCAACATTAATAACATACTTTAGTAAAAATATGATTATTGTTTTAGGAATACCATTATTTTTAGTAAATTTATTTTTTGATAATGTAACAAAACATATTGAAGGTATGGAAGATAATACAGATAAAGATAATAAAGACAAAAAGACAGACGAACAATCAAAACCGGTAGATGATAAAACAAACCAAACAAATGATCCATTAACCGATACCAATACAAATAATAAACAAGATTCTAAATCAACACAAGGGTTACCAATTACTCCATTAGAACCTACAAGTGTTACAAAAAATTCGGAGTCTTTTGAAGTAGGACGCGCAAAAAAAAGAGGTGGTGGATATGATGTTGATTATGCGTCAACTATTGAGGATGCGTATGATCAATTAAATAATATTTTGGGTAGTGATGGAATAAAAAAACTTACAGATGATACACAAAAATTAATGAAACAACAAATGCAATTAGCAGGGTCTATGAAAGATATGGAACCTATGATTAAAAATATCGGTCCTATGATGGAAAAAGCAAAAGAAATGATGTCAGGAATGAATAATAATGGTTTTGAGGATCTAGTTAAAAAAATGGGAGGAATAAATAATAAATAATAATAATTCTAATAGTATTTTATATTATAATAATATAATATGAAAAAATGTCCATCTGGAGTTATATGTATTGAAAATTTTTCAATGTTTTTTATTTTTGTTTGTGTTGGTATTTTTATTTATTTAGTTTACAAGAATAGTAGTAATCAAAATATTACATTTAACAATACTCCTTCAGAAAAAGTGGTTATAAAAGATACACAAAGAGAGAATCCAAATGGATGGTTTGGAGGATTAATACCAAGTTGGCCATATAATAATTTACCAAATGACCCATTATTAAATCCTTACGCACCTCCTTTAAGAGATGAACGTTATTTTATTCCTAATAGCATGTATATGTCTCCTGGCGCAGTTCCAATAAATATATCTACTAATGTTGGAGCAGTCGACACAAATTATAGACAACTTGGTATTCTTACTGCTACTAATTCTAAGGGAAAAATACTTCCTTTAATGGGAAGACCAGTATTTACAAATCGTGATAAATGGCAATATTATACTATGAGTGACCAAAATAATAGCGTTAAATTACCCATTTCTAGAAATGGAAAAAGTTGTACAAATGAATATGGATGTGATAGATTATTTAATGGGGATAGCGTATATATTGAAGGCTTAAATGAAGCTTATAAAGTTACTATGTATGATAATGATACTATAAGGTATTTACCTTCTATATAAATTATAATGGTTTAACGTTTCCCTCTTGTTTTTTTATTTTTATTTGTTATTCTAAATTTACGAGTTTTTTTTCTTTTACCACCAGAAGATGCCATTATACCCGCAGCAATATTATTAGAATTAAATCCATTTTGGTTTCCATAATTTTGTAGTATTGAACCTTTTAAATTTTCTGAAAATCTATCAATTGCATGATCAAAAGCTACTCTTAATGATTGATTAATTTTATTATCCATTTCATTAACAACTACAGGAGCAACAAGTGATGAAACTTCTGCTGATGAATCAACAACAGAAGGTTCCACTAATGGAGGAGCAACGGATAAATCCTCTAATGGAGGAGCAACAAGTGAAGATTCCTCTGCTGATGAATCAACAACAGAAGGTTCCTCTAATGGAGGAGCAAATAATAAATTTTCTTCAACTGGTTCAGAAACAATTTCACTAACAGGAGGAGCAACAAGTGAAGATTCCTCAATTGGTTCAGAAACAATTTCGCTAACAGGAGGAGGAGCAACAAGTGAAGATTCCTCAATTGGTTCAGAAACAATTTCGCTAACAGGAGGGGCAACAAGTGAAGATTCCTCAATTGGTTCAGAAACAATTTCGCTAACAGGAGGGGCAACAAGTGAAGATTCCTCAACTGGTTCAGAAACAATTTCGCTAACAGGAGGAGGGGCAACAAGTGAAGATTCCTCAATTGGTTCAGAAACAATTTCGCTAACAGGAGGAGGGGCAACAAGTGATGAATCAACATCTGCTACAGGTAAAGAACTATTTAATGGTATAAGTGGAGCTTCATTTGATTGGGGTAAATTAGTATCTTCTAATAAACTGAGAGGTTCATTTTTTGTTTGTACTGCTTGAGAATCACTTTGTTGTAATGGGTTATAAACATCACTATCTTGGTTATATAAAACAGATTCATTTGCTGGTTCTAGATCTAGGTTCTCAGGTGGTTTATTAGAAACAACATCTGGACTATATGTCATTTTCTCTGGACTATGCATTGGATTTTCAACAGGTTTAAAAATTTCAGTTTCAGATATATTTTTCTGATTTGAATTATTATTTTGAGATACAGGTTGAGATACAGGTTGAGATACAGGTTGAGCTGGTTGAAGTGGATTATTCATAGTTGATAATTCAATATCAGATGGTACTGGTTCATATTTTTTTTTAGAAGATTTTTTAAAAGGCATTTTAAATCCACCTTCTTTTTTTTTGGTATCATATTCAGGAACTATAACATGAGAATCATTATCTATATAACTATCCCCATTACCACCATGTTTTCTAAAATGAAGATGTTTTAATGTTTTATTAGCTAAATTAATACCTTTATGTTTTCTAAATGTTTTACGCTTATTACTTCCTCTTTTTTTTTTATTTTTTTTAACACTTTGTCTATTTTTAGCATACAATTTTGATAGTTTACCTTTAGTTAATTTCATTCTATATAAATAAATTAATATTTTTATTTATATAGTTATATTAATGACTACAAATAACAATTCAATAAATATATCAAGAGACAATGTTTCAGGAAATTGTGATTTAAAATGTGCTTATAATTTTAAATATCCAAATACAAATGTAACAGCAAAAAACGATGATGTTATGATTTCATTTACTTGTGATAAAAATAATACGTTACCTGTATTGTATAATAACTATAAATATGATGTTGACAAATTTATAATTGTAGCTCCTTCTATTCATAAATTTAATAATTCTAAAGCTAGTGCTGAAATATTGATTAATCATACTCCTGCCGGTGGTGGAAAACAACTAATAGTTTGTATTCCTATTATTGAATCAACAGACTCTAGTAAAGCATCCAATTTAATAGCTCAATTGATCCAAGGCGTCTCTAGTGGTGCCCCTGCTCAAGGAGAAACAACTAATTTAAATATAAATGAATTTACACTAAATGATATAGTACCTAAAAAACCATTTTATACTTATACAAATAATAATAATGGTAAAGAATATATTGTATATGATATTTTATATGCTATTACCATAAATAATTCGAATTTAACTACTTTAAAAAAAATTATTAAACCATATCCAATACCAACATTAGGTGATAAATTATATTATAACAAAAAAGGTCCAAATGAAGTAAAAGTAGGGGATGGTATTTATATTTCATGTCAACCAACAGGTTCATCTAAAGAAAAAATAGATGTAGAATATTCAAAAAATGAGTCATCATATGATACATTTAATTTTGACAAAAAATCTACTAAAATATTTTTAGCAATTTTGTTTGCTTGTATAGGGTTTGCTATTCTTTTTAAATTAGTCATTTATTTTTATTCACTAATACCAAATGATTTAAAAAAACCCGTTCCTATGAAAAATGTTTAATAAGTCAAAATAACTATAAATAATTATTAGTAAAAAATTAATAACTATTTAATTGATAGGTAAAGCATCATAAAGATTTTCTAACATTGGTTGATATGATGGTTTAGATAAACTAGAACCTGATTGAATAATAGGTGCCATTTTTTTTACAACTTCTTGTTCTAAAGTATATGGAAATTGATTAAATGCCGAAAATTGAGATGATTTTTTAACTTCAGATGGTGCATATTTTTGTAAAGCATCTAATCCTGTTGCTACAGATGAACGGCGAATTAAATCAAAAGCAACAAATAAAGCTAAAATAGCTAAAATAGAATGAGCATACATAAACATATAGGCAACAATAACAAAAATAACTATTTTCCCGGCTAAAGAATCTATCATACTAGCAAATGGTTCTGGTGTTTTATAACCCATTATTAAATAAATAATAAATAAAATAACTAGTGTTAATTCAGCCATATGTTCTTTTTTAAATAAACTAGAATAATTGTCCATATATCATATTAATAGATTTTATTTATTATATTCTTGAAAAAGTAGAGCAAAACTATTTTAATAAACTACATAAACATTTTATTCTAAATAATATAGTTACTAATGGAAAATACACAAATAAATACATATTTAGGACAAAAAGGTTATACTATACCTAAAAACGAATTAAGTATTGAAAAACAAAAACAATTGCGAAATGATTTAACCATTAAACCTTTTGTAATGGGGTCACCAATGAATAATAATCAAACTACATTTCCTGCTTATAGAGAATCATCAAATAAATTTTATGTACCACATTATTATGGTCTAGAAAATTTTGGTCCTCCAAAAGAATATAAAATTAGCGAAGGATTGAATATTGATTTGGAATTTGCTGGAATTCTAAGAGATTATCAAGAGCCAGTTGTTAATAAATTTATTAATCATTGTCTTAACACCCAATGCGGCGGTGGATTATTAGAATTATTCTGCGCTTGGGGAAAAACATCTGGTTCTTTATATATTTTATCAAAACTAAAAAAGAAAACTCTTGTAATTGTTCATAAAGAATTTTTAATGAATCAATGGATAGAGAGAATTCATCAGTTTTTACCAAGAGCACGTGTTGGTAAAATTCAAGGACCTATTATTGATATTGAAAATAAAGATATTGTATTGTGTATGTTGCAAAGTTTGATATCAAGAGAATATGAATCATCCGTATTTGACCAATTCGGACTCACTATTATAGATGAAGTGCATCACATCTCTAGTCAAACCTTTTCCAATTCTCTTTTTAAAGTTGTTACTAAATATATGCTTGGATTATCTGCAACTATGGAGAGAAAAGATGGAACCACTAATGTTTTTAAAATGTTTTTGGGTGATGTAATTTATAAAGCAGAGAAAAAAAATGAAAATATGGTTGAAGTCAGAGCAGTCACTTACAAAGTGGATGATGACGATTTTAACGAAACTATTTTGGATTATAGAGGAAAACCACAAAATAGTTCAATGATTAGCAAATTATGTGAATATAATCGTAGAACAGAATTCATAATTAAAACCTTATGTGATTTTATTAGTGTAGATACTGATAAAGAAATAATTAATGCTCACAAATTAGAAATGGATAAAAATGTTCCTTGTTGCCAAATTTGTAATAAAAATATTAATTATTTAATTCGCAATACTTGTTGCGATTCTGTGAAATATTGTATGCCATGTATGGAAAATATTGAAACATCAGCTGAAAACAATGTGACATATTTTATTGGTCCTGATGGAAACAAAAAATCATCAAGAGAGAGACCAAAATGTCCTAATTGTAAAAAAGTCTTTAAATATGAACAAAACTATATTGAAAATAAATATGTGAAACCATTGGAACAAACTCATACTATTGTTATGTCACACAATTTGAATATATTGCATTATATGTATAAAAAAATTATATGTAAAAATTTGGCTAGTGTTGGCTACTATGTTGGCGGAATGAAAGAAATTGAACTTAAGCAAACTGAGAAAAAGCAAATTATCCTGGCAAGCTACAGTATGTGCCAAGAGGGTTTAGACGTTCCCACTCTCAATGCAGAATTTTTAATCACACCAAAGACTGATATCGTGCAAATAGTTGGAAGAATTTTAAGAGCAAAACATAATTTCTCACATCCAATTATTTATGATTTTGTAGATTCACATGATGTATTTCAAAGACAATGGTTAAAAAGAAAATCATACTATAAAAAACAAAATTATAAAATTATAGGCACAAATAGTATAGAATATAATATTAATTTTTCAAAATGGAAAACAATATATGAACCAAAAATTGAAGACAATAATAAATTATGTACTACTAAATTTAGTAATAAAAAAAATAGTTCGGTTAAAAGCAATAGTTCATCTGATAAAAGTATTACAAGTGATTCAGAAGAAGAAGATATTATTGAAGAATCTAAACCAAAAGATAAATATTTGTCTGGTAAATGTTTATTGAAATTTAAAAATAAATAATTATATATAGGTTTGAATCTTATTACCTTTACAATCATAAACCCAAATTTCATAATTATATCCTATTTCTTTAGCTGCTTTTTGTTTTTCAAATATATTACTTTTTATATATTTAAGTGTCCATTCTGATTTTACTTCAATACATTTATTTTGAGATGAAATAAAAATATCTACATAATGTCTATGTTTTTTACAATTTTCATCATTATACCAAATAGTAGGAACATTTTTAGAACCAGTAATTATATCTGATTCATCAATTTTTTCATTTATAATTAAATCTTTTAGAGCAAATGGTTCATAACCTTGACAATTTATTTCTTTACCAGATGGAAAAATAAACAATTTTGATTTATAACAAATTTTAAAAGATTTATCTGCTATTTCTTTATTTTGCAGAGGATATTTTACACCATATTTTTTTAACATAGTATTTTTCATTTTTTCATGAAACATATAATTTTGGCCAACATTTTCAACCCCATATTTTTCTAAATTAGTTATTTTTATTTTATCTTTTATATCTTTATTTTGTAGACAACATTCAACACCATATTTTTCTATATTTGTTTGAAACATTTTAGCCTTAGATTCTGCATTATGAACAATATATTCAACACCATACTTTTCTAAATTGGTTTTCTTTTGTTTATCCTTAATTTCCTGTAATTTTGAAGGATTATCTACACCATATTTTTCTATAAATCCTTCTTTAATTTTATTTCTAATTTCTTTATTTTGTGATGCATGTTCAACCCCATATTTTTCTAACATAGTAGCTTTTTGTTGGGGCAATGATGCAATAGTAACACAACTTTTACATAATGTATTTCGTTTAATTAAATAAGTAAAACATTTTATATTTTCTTTATTAAAATTAGTACAATAAAATTTAATTTTTGTAGAACCAAATAACTTTTCGTTTGTATAATCATTTACTAAAATTACACTCTTTTCTGAACAAAAATTTTGTAAAAGTTCAAAACTATATTTTATAGGTGGAGTCATTTATATATTTACTTAATATATTAAATTTAAGTATTTTTACGTAAATATCTTATTCCTTAATATTCTGAATTTCTTTCCTTTTTAAATAATAATTTTTATTATATTCTTTTCTTTTATCTGATGATATAGGATTATCTTTCATTTTTTGTAATAATTTTTCTTTATGATTTTCATAATACTTTTTACTTCTTTCAGGAGCAGTATATTTTTTTAAGTGTTCTTTTATATCTTCTAATTCTGATTTTAATTTTATATTTTCTTCTTCTAAAATTTTAATTTTGTTTAATAATTCTTCCATATTATTTATTATTCATTTATTTTTATATAATTTAGTTAATTATATAAAATTAAACATTTGTTTAATGACCAGCACTAGGAAACCCTTTACCTGTAAAATGGTTATAGTTATCTATATTATTTACATTTCCATCCCATACTTTAATAGGAGGAGGATTTGCAAGACCTAATTCATTTGCTGGCAAAATACCCCCAACTGAATATGATGGTGTATTAGGAAAATTATTAAAAAATTGTGATCCACCCTTCATATATTTTTTATTTCTACGACGAGTACCACGATCTCTTCTATTCTTAGAATTTTTTCTTCCACCAGCCAAAGCTAGTGCTCTTGTTTTAACTCTACGCCTTAAACTTTTACGACTTTTTCTTCCGCCTTTCATCTTATATCTTTTAGTGATATTTTTTATTTTTCTTTTAAGTATTTTTGCACCTCCTTTAAATGAATATTTTCCTGCCGCAGCATCTACGTTATTTTTAACTCCCACTAAACCAGGACATCCTGGTATTTCATTGCTACTAAAGCTGCCAGAATAATTTGAATTCGTTCCATTAACTAAAGAACTATTATTAAATGGTGATACATTTCCATATCCTATGTTTGACGCTCCTGAACCAGCTGACATTATATATATACGTCTAGAAAAAGGTATTATTTAAATGTAAATATATTAATTATTGATATATGTTCTATTTATTCTATATCCAACACGACAAGCAATTTCGTATGCCATAGTATTGCCCATTTTAGCAACATCATATATAGTTTGTGGACAATTTTTTCCATTTCCAAAAATAATAACATCATCATTTAATTTATCTCTTTTTTTTGCCTCAACTATAATTTGGTCCATACTTATTAATCCTAATACCTTTCTTTTTGTTCCATTTATATAAACATGTAATTTTCCGGATGATTCTCTTGGTATAATATCAGCGTATCCTATTGGTAATGCGGCAACACGCATCTTTTTTGGCGCAATATATTTCCAATTATAACCTATTCCTTCTCCCTTATTAATATCTTTCAGTTGAATAATATATGTTTTAATTGTCATTGCTAATTTTAAATTTTTATCAACATTATCAAGAGGAAAACCATAAATACCACCACCTGCTCGCGATAACGTAAAATCGGAAACATCATAATTTAAACACGCATTTGTATTAGCTATATGAACTAAAGGCGGTACAATATTAATATCCGCTAGCCTTTTTCTTAAATCTCTAAATTTACGAAATTGTTCATTAATAATAGGACTATTTTTAATTTCAGAACAAACTAAATGAGACATCATACCTTCGACTATTATTTTATCACATTTGCTTATTTCAATAAAAGCATCTAATGATTTATCATATGGAATACCAGCACGATTAATTCCAGTATCAACAAACATTGTAACACGAATTTTTTTATTTTTTGGAATTAAACTAATAAATTTAGGTATTGTGTTTTCATCACAAATAGCAATGTCAATATCCATATGAAACGCATCTTTTAGCTCTTGTCCATCTATGTCATATAACCAAGCCAAAATTCTACCCTTATCGCCGCTCTCCCTCAATAATATTGCTTCCCCTAATGTAGCGACCCCTAAATATTTTACTCCTATTTTTCGTAAAATTTTAGCCATTTCAACTAATCCATGTCCATACGCATCTGCTTTTAAAACAGGCATTACATCAGTTCCTGTCTTCTTTTTTAAATAATTAAAATTATTTTTAATAGCATTGGCATCAATAATAGCTTTTATATCCTTATCAACAGAAGGAATGGCATAAATTTTAGCTGTTTTATTTCTACTTTTTTTATTTTTTTTAGTTTTCATTATATATTTAATTTATCTTTTAATTTTATTAATATTAATTATTTCTGTTTTAGAATCCGCTATTCTAATTGGATACCATTTTTTAAATTTATTGTTATACAAACAAACCATATTATAAGTCTTATTCAAATAAACAAATCGGTCTTCTTTTTCGTTTTCAAATTCTTCTTCGCTATCACTTTCTTCAAGAGCATCTAAATTATCATTTTCTTTTATTTTTCTAAAAAGCTTATTCATCATAACACTAGTAGTAAAATCTGGTACCATAGCAATATCAAAATATTCTTCTTTGTTATCATTATTTAAACCATACAAATAATAAATATCATTTTGAATGTCAGGTTTAATTTTAAAAATTACTTCTCTCTTCATATCATTTTTAACATATTTATTTTCAATTGATCTTTCATTAATTTCAATTCTAGGAGTAAAATTATCTCTATAATTAGGTTTCATTATTTTTTGTTCCATAAACTTTGAATATGACATAAATAAAAAATTATTGTTTCTATTAAATAATCTAAACTGAATAGTATTAATTTTATATTTTAATTCTTTTACTTTATTTGTAAAATCTTCTATATTATTACTTAAAAGTGGCAACCCAAAAACCATAAATGAATTATTCAATGATATTTGTTTAATTTCTTTACTTAAAATTGTTTTGAATAATGTAAATTTGTTTCCCCAACTATACCGCGATACATCATTTCCTTTATAGTAAAAAATATCTTCTATTGTAAAAAATTTGTTGTGCGAATGATAAAATGTTGTACCATAAAATATAGTACCATATACTAAATCACTATCAAAGCATACATTAACTATTTTTATATTAGATATTTGTTTATTTTCTGCTAATTCCATAATTAAACAAACATTTTTATCATTATAAGTAGTAAACCAAGCAAAACTTTTTCTGCCCTCAGGAATAGCTAATATAATGTCTGAATTATAAACTTTGTTATGTGTAATATTTTCATAACAAAGTTTAATATTTGGAAAATCTGATAAAATAATTTCTTTCTCTCTATGTGACAACATGTTATATATTATATATTTGTCTAATCTTTATATTATTTACACATCTCTTAAATATAATTTAGGTTGTGATTCACCCTTTAAGTACAAAGGATGTTTTGGAATTCCTTTTTTTGAAATATCAATACAATAAGGTGTATTAACTAAATCACATAACCATTCTGGTTCTTTTTGATTATTACCCCAAGCATATATAACTTTTTCTGTTAATCCAAGTAAACTTTTAATATGCTGTATATTATCTTCACCTACAGGGTCATCTGTATATTTTAATGCTTTTGGGTCAGTACTACGAAAAGCATACAAATTTCCTACAAAAACACCACCATAACCCCAAGATTTCGCAAAATTAACAACTCTGCGAATAGTTGGGTCATCTATATCAGCATCAGCAGTAGATGGATTTAACATTATAAATAAAATTTTAGGTTTTTCTTCATCCCAAACACGTGATAGTTGATATCTATATTTATTATCTTCTGATATTATTGCGTGTTTTTTCATACCTCCCTTAATAAATTTACGTTTTTTAGTTTTATTATATTTTTTCTTATAAGATTTTGTTTTATTAATCATAATATATTATAATGCTATTTTAAATCTTTAGGATGTAAATTCAGAATATGAATTTGTTGTCATAGAATCTAATGACAATATAGATGTGCTACTAGAGTTTGAGTTTGAACTATCATTTGGCGAAAGCTGTTTTTTTAAAAAGTTTTTCAATTCACTCTTCATATCACTTTCTTGTTTTGGCAACAAATCATTTATCGTATATTCATAATTAGTATTTGAATTATCAACAGAATCAGAATTACTTTTAGAAATAACGTTAAACATATTTTCATATTTTTTTGTAGAAGTATTTACTAAATCTTTTATTTTTGGTACTGTTAATGTAGATTTAAAAAAAATTATTAAATAATGTACTAAAAAAATTAAAACAATAGATATAATCGTAATTTGAATAATCCAAGATAACATATTATATTAAAATATTAGTTTAAGAGAGATAAAAACACATTTATATCTTGTTTGAATAATGGACTATTTATATCAATATCATCAGATACATCAAAATAAAAATTGTGTATTTTATAATCCATATTCTTATTTAATGTAAAATCAATTACTAATTTTATTTTTTCATTTAATTTATAATTATGTGTTTCTATTTTTAAAATTATACAATCTGATGGAAGATGATTTACTATGATTTTTTTAGTTTCAGAAAAATCAATAATCATATCGATTTCACTAGAATGTTTTATTTTTTTAATAGGTTTATCTACATAAGTAATTTTATATATATTATTATTATCTACTGAATAAACACCTTCATCTGAATAAACTTCAATCACATTTGTTTTATTTAATAAATAATTATTAAATGAATTCATTTTTTTATATATTTTTTCAGTACTATAATTATCAATGTATATTTTCATTATAATTATTTAATCGTAAACTATTTAAACCTATTCAATTAATTATAAATAATTATGTCACAACCATTAAATATTATAATTGTTGAAAGAACAGGTTCATTAAAAACATTAGCAATTAAGGATTTTAAAGAAGACGAATTATTTAAAAAATGCGGTTTCAAAAAAGCAGAGGACTTTTTAAAGCAAACTGAATGGAATGTTAAATACGATGGAGAAAAATATTTTATTCAAGTTTTTGCTAAAGCGGATGGTAGAGCTAATTCTGAAAATAAATATGATTTCCCTCCACCAATTGATAATAAATTATTTTTTGGTTGTTGTGCGATTGTAGCTTATCTCAAGAAATCAGATGGAAGTAAATTATACACAAATTTAAGTATTCCATTATGGAATAAAATTTATGAAAAATTGTTTGGTGGATTTGAAGACCTAGCTGCTACTGCGGTTGAAGATGAAAATGAAGAAGATGAATTGGCTAATGTACCAAAAGAGAAGAAGACAAAACAAGGTTACCTAAAGGATGGGTTTGTTGTTGATAGTAGTGATGCCGAAGAATCTCCTTCTGTTACCAGTTCGGATGACGATGAAAGTGAAGAAATTGAAGAAACGGATGAAACCGATAATGATGATGAAGTTATTATTGAAGATATCGGATCTGAATTAAGCGAGGAATCTTATGACTATGATTCGGATAAAGTAGATAAATAATGTATAATAAATTATAAAAAATAAAATTGATATTGATTTAAATATAAAATAATATGTAAATCAATAACTATGTCATCTCGTAAGATTGAAAACTCTGAATCATTTCGTTCTAATATTAGAGCCAAGATTAATGAAAAATTAAATAATGAAAAACATAGCAGCAACTTAGAGAAGGGAATATTCAATTATGCTTTAAAAGAAGCAGACCAAAGAAAAATTGTAAAAAAATGGGATAATAAACATTTCGTACAAATTTATTTAGATAGATTACGCAGCATTTATACTAATTTAAATGACAACATAATTGAACAAATTAATAGTGAAGCTATTAAAGCACATGTAGTTGCATTTATGACGCATCAGGAGCTAAATCCTGAAAAATGGCAAGTGTTAATAGAAAAAAAAATTATAAAAGATAAAAATAAATTTGAAAGTAATCTTGAAGCATCCACAGACACATTTACGTGTCGCAAATGTAAATCTAAAAAATGTACCTTCTATCAGCAGCAAATTAGGTCTGCAGATGAACCAATGACAACTTTTGTAACATGTTTAGATTGTGGAAACAGATTTAAAACACAGTAATTATAATAAATTTTATAAATTATACTCAAATCCATCATAAAATAAATATTTAATTTCTAATAACTCTTTATTTTTTTCTTTATTTATTCTTTTGATTTGTTTATTAATTTCATCTTTTAAATATTCCATACGTGTTTTCATATTTGGTTCTTTTTTTGTTCCTAAATTATTTGTAAATGAATCAGGATTAAAACGAATAAAAACAAATTTACCTCCATGTATCATATATAAATCATCATATCGTATTTCCTCATCTTTTTCATTATATCTTTTATGTTGGTTCTCATCTACTTCTATACATAACAAAGTATTGCCAATCAATTTACGAAAATCAATTCTTCTACGATGAGAACAATCACAATTTCCAGTCCATAATGGTATATCATGAAGAAATCCATCAAATTCTTCTCGTAAATAGTCTCTAACATAATTTTCCTTTGTTTTCTTTCTTATATTTTTAGCAGCTTCATCATCTGGAAACAAATGTTGATAGCAAAATGTACAATAATATTTATATTTAATATTTCCTGAACTAGTGCAAGTTTCATTTTTACATTTATCAATTACATTTATCATTTCTGGTGTTTTACATTGATTGCAATATCTTGCTTTTTGACTAAATAAATTATATGTTGCTTGTCCTGATTTACATTGAATACATAACCGTTTACGAATCATAAACATATTATCTTTTTTACATAATTTACAATATTCAGGAGTTAACCCTTCATAATTAAAACTAGGTTGAAATTTTCCACACTTACATCTAGTATGCACTACATCAATCATATCAGGTTCTTTACAAATAGAACAATACTCAGGTCTTAATCCTTCATAATTAAAATTAGGTCTTGTACTTTTACCACATTTACAAGGTTCATTCACCACATTAATCATATCAGACTTCTTACAACTAACACAATATTCAGGTTTTAATCCTTGATAATTAAAGGTAGGTTTCACTTTTCCACAATTACAATTTTTATCATTTACATTTATCATATCTTCTTCTTTGCATTCTTTACAAAAATTAGCCGTTAAACTCTTGTAATTATAAGTAGGTCTAGACTTTCCACAAGCACACAATTTACACAATAAATTAATCATACCTATCTCCTTATGTTGAGAACAAAATTGTGTCCCAGTTCCATCTTTATACCCGAAAGATGCTATCAATAAACACCCATCCGCAAATTTACACTTTTTATGTTTTCCACCCATTCTTATATTATTACTAAAGATTTTATTTTAATATATTTTACGCTAAATATATTAAATTATATCAATTTTATTTTTTCTTCTTCCATTTTTTCCTTTCTTTTCAAATATGCCTTCTTATTTCGTTCTTTAATTTGCTCTGGAGTTTGTTTATATTTTTTCATTTTTTCCAATAGTTCTTCCTTATGATTTTCATAATAAGTTTTACTTCTAGCAGGTGCAGTATATTTCTTCAATCGTTCTTCCAATTCTTGAATTCTTAACTTTAATTCTTCATTTTCATTTTTTAATAACTCAAGTTCGTCCATTATTAGATATTTGATAGATATATTTAAATACCTTATAAAAATACAATATATATTTAAATAATAATAATAATAGCAACCCATAAATAGAAAAGTATACATATTTTTTATAAAATGAAAA